ATGATCCACTCAGACCAGGGCAGTCAGTTCAGTAGCCTGGACTGGCAAAGTTTCCTCAAGGCCAACAACCTGATTAGCAGCATGAGCCGACGCGGTAACTGTCACGACAACGCCGTGGCAGAAAGCTTTTTCCAATTGCTGAAGCGAGAACGCATCAGACGGAAAACCTACGGCACCCGTGAAGAAGCACGCGCTGATGTGTTCGATTACATCGAGATGTTTTATAACCCTAAACGCCGGCACAGCAGCGCTATGCAGCTATCGCCAGTGGATTTTGAAAAGCGCTATTTCCAGAGCTTGGAAAGTGTCTAGGAAAGCCGGGGCGATTCAGTCATTTCTTATCGACGACAAAGACTCTAAAAAACGATTGCTTGGCAAAAGCAGCCCACTCTCTAGTTTTTCAGCGAAAATTGACTTGGCATGCCTCCTGGGAATGTGCAGTCGAGATATTGCAAAAGATCTACATACAATAAGAGAAATTAGAAACGAATTTGCTCACAATATAATGGCCAGAGACAAAACCAAGCTCAGCTTCAATTCAGGAAATATTAAAGATAAGTGTATGTATCTAAAGTGCGTGGCCCATGAAAAACCTAAAGAGCCAAGGGTCGCATTTGTCAGAGCATGTGCGATCCTGAACGCTGACTTTTCCATCCATCGCTTCTTCGGTCAGAAGGTTTCTGATGGAGGGCAGGTTTTTGCAAAAATAGAAAAGCAAAAATAGAAACTCCACCAAGGCTAACATCTTATATGGACTCTCCCCCATAAGTAGTGAGCAAAGCCTTGCTTTTGCACCTGTCGTCAGCGCGGTTGCATTCGTATATCCGGCCTGTGAGGGGCGCTTGGCCCTGGCCATTCTGTAGTTCGCGCAGCGGGGGCCAAGCGTTCAATCGATCACGAAGATCATCATTGTTATTGGCCTTGTTCCGCTGCAGGACTCGCCTATTCCGACAGTTTCGCTATTCACCACAACCACAAGAAAACACTTACCTGATCCCTCCCCGCCCTCAGGCGGGTTTTGCGCTCTGCCAATTACCACTGAAGCGCCACTCGTGCCACCAGACCGCCCAGCAGATCCGCACCAGTTAGCAGCTGGTCGTCCTACTCGCTAACCCTCCTGCAGCGCCCACTCCACCCGATTACGCCCCGCCTCCTTCCCCCGATACAGCGCAGCATCCGCCTGTTGCAGGAAGTCATCGAACGCCTGCGCGGTGGTGAAATGAGCGGAGACGCCGATGGTCGCTGTGCAGCGGATCGATTGGTTGCGGTTGCTGCCTGGCACTTCAACGCGCTCTATCGCCTTACGCATGCGTTCTGCCAGCTGCAAAACGCCGGCTTTCTCCGCATCCAGAGCGATAACAACGAACTCCTCCCCGCCTAACCGGCAGATCAGGTCGCCTTGACGTGCGGTGGCTTTGAGGGCATCAGCGACGTGGCAGAGCACGAGGTCGCCGACTTTGTGGCCGTGGGTGTCATTGATGCGTTTGAAGTGGTCGATATCCACGATCAACACATAGGCCGGCGCGACGATGCGGGAGCTGAAATGCACTTCCAGTGCATCGATCAACCCGCGCCGGTTCAGCAATTGGGTGAGCGGGTCGTGGGCCGCGAGGGTGCGCAGTTCCTCGGTCAGGCGGCGCAACACCAGCCACACCGCACAGGGCGGCAGCACGGTCGCCAGGAACGACATGTATATGTAGAAGACTTTCTGGAAGCCGCTGTGCATGTCCAGCGCAGCTATTCCGCCGACGAGAATCATCATGAACTTGGCGGCATTCAACACGCAGATGCCACTGATCAGCACGGCGAACACCAGCATTTCAACGCACAGATCCTTGGCGAAGGTTCGGCTACCCACCAGCAACGCGATGATCATGCCCAGAAACAGCAGCACGCAGGCGCCTGCCAGCAACGCGTGGCGCGCTTCGTCGCCGAGCAGCGCTTGCACCAGCAGTTGCACGACCGCGTATATCGCCGCCAGTGCGAGCAGTGGGCGTACGACGGGCGTTGGCCGGTCAAAAAAGCGCAGCGCGCCCAGCAGATAGGCAACCGGAGCGCTGAGCGTAAGGATGTGATTGACGACACTCATCCAACTCCAGTCAGGCGGGCCGTCGATCAGTTGCAGGATATACGCGAGCCCCAGCATAAGATTGCCGAGTGCGAAGACCTCCATCCCCATTTTCTTGCCATTCAGCCGGGTGCTGATCAGCAGGAACATCACGCTGAAACACAGCAGGTGCACGCAGAGCATGCCGAGGATTACGGTGGTGGTCATGGATTCACGAGGGTGGAATAGCGATAGGAGCCGGATACGGAGACTGGCAAAAGCGCGATCCCTGGAGTCACTAGGCGCTTCCGGCGTATTCAGCATGGCCATTTAATATTGCGAATCGTAGTCAAATCCGCCTTTTAAAGCTAATCCACCATCCATTTGCAGAAGCCAAAGTACGGGCCCACGTAGCACGGAAGCTGCAACTCAGCAGTTCTGCATTGGCTTGATCGTCAGCGTGCAAGGACTGGAGGTACGCACCTAGCGGTGCACGTCAGTAACCGTTGGGCAATGTATCGCCAACGCCTGCGCCGCTAGAGATACATTGCCCACCGGCTGCAAAAGCAGCGGCCAGCGATTTACGCCATGCCCGTCAATCGAGCGCCTGCTGTAGATTGCGCTGCCAAGTGTTACCATTACGCCCTTTTTGCGCCGCAGCGACCCTCGGCATGCAAGATCGCGCTCGGTACGAAGCCGGCCTCCTCTGCAATCTCATGTCCAGATAATGGCGGCATTCGCTGGCCGCTGATCTGCGCCGGTTGCAGCGAATCACCTGGCCAGTGGCACAGAGGCTGATCTGCCCATGCTGGCCGCCTTCGACAGAACACTCCTAACCTTTTGATTGGTAAGTATTTTGATCTCCACCGCTAATATCACCATGCAGTTCTAAATGGGGTTTTACGGTGGCCTTTGTGTGGTTTTATGCGGGCTGTAGCCCACCGCAACCACCACCGAAGTCAAAGGTTGCCCCAAAATATGCCCCAAATAGCGGGCACAAAAAAAGGCCCGGCACCCCAGTTAATAACTGAGATGCCGGGCCTCTTTCGATCAGCTCGCAAACAATTACATCGACCTCTCCTCTCGCCCGTCCTGGGCACGTTCACCCTCCCCCTTTAGATATCTTTTCCACATACGCCTGGCATGCCGTCAGGGCGATGATCGCTCGGTCGCCTCGGTTGGCGATGCTGACAATTCGCTGAGCAGCTCCTGGGTCAATGTCGGCTCGGCTGGTTCCATCCACCAGGCATCCGGCGCCGGGGGTGGCAGGCACTTCGTTGGCACCGCCACTACTGGCGGCTGGGCTGGCGATGAGGACTGACAGCCGGAGCTCAGCAGTAGCAAGGCGATCACGCAGGCGGGCAGCAGCTTTTTCAGCATCGGTCAGCTTCCTGTATTCGGTTTCGGATGAGGCCTGCAGCTCGAGCTCGAGCCCCAGGCGTTTTTCCTGCTCACGCTGCAGCTGGCCAGCAGCAACACGCCCGATCTCCGCCAGGGTGTCGGCATGCAGCCTGTCGCGATCGGCAAGCTGTCGTTCGTACTCGCGGGCCTGGGCGGCGAGCTGGGCGCCGTAGCTGTTGGCTTGCCAGCGCCACGCTGCGCCGGCGGACAGCACCATCAGCAGCGCCACGGTGGCCACCACGGCGATTGCCTTGCCGGGTATCAGCTTCAGCCAGCTCACGCTGCCATCTCCCCACCGCAGGCGCAGAACATAGCCAGCAGTTCGCCTTCGTCGCACGGCTCGGCGGCGCGGTCTTCGGCGTAGATTTCAAGCAGGTTGGCCAGCTTGTGTTCGCGCTGGCCATAGCCCGCGCCTGGCAGGCTGGCCCAGATCGGCGCGGCGGCGGCGACGGCGGCCTGGATGCGGCCGGCTTGGATGTGCGGTAGTGCGCCGCACTCGGTCAGTAGCTTCACGGCGGCCAGGTCTTGAGCTTCGGGGATGAAGCGCCCGCGAAAGCCGTACTCGCGCACGATGGCATCCCAGGTGCGCGCCAGGAATTGGTAGCGCCCGGCTGCGGTGGACTTGATGCCCAGCTTGGGCAGCGGTACCAGCACGCGCGGGTGCTTGCTGTAGTCGCTGAACAGCTTGCCGCCGACCAACACGTCGTATCCGTCATCGCTGGCTTTGATGGTGGACGTGCCTTCGCTCCAGGCGAGCATATCCAGAAAGGCGAGCACGTTCGGGCCGCCCGCCAGGGCAGCAGAGATTCGAGCCATGGGTTTTCTCCGGGCATGAAAAAGCCCGCTCATGGCGGGCTTGGATGGAGTTGCGGGAATCAGGCCACGGTGACCTGCATCGTGGCGGACTGTGCTGAGCCGGCGCTGTTGCGAGCGACCACATATACAAAATGGTTTGCAACAGACGTACTGATATCAAACAGCAAGCTATGGCGGCTCGTGGTCCCTCTGAGGGCAAACGCACCCGTCGTCCCAGCGCGGTGCCATACCTCATACACTTCTAAAGCCCCGCCTCCACCGCTATCCCACGCTGCGTTGATCTGGTTGGCGGTGCCACCTCCAAGCGTGCGCAAGTTCTGTGGGGCGCTCGGAGCCACCACGCTCGACGGCAGTGCGGCATGGAGGACGTAGCCGCGTGCTCTGTTAAGGCGTAGTGTGCGGGCGGTAGTGCCAACAGACTTGGCGATGCTTACCTGCCATAAAGCCGGCGCACCAATCCCATACACCAGCGGGGGGATAGCCTGGGTGGTGGTCGTCTCCACCCCTGTGCTCTGGTTGCGTATGCGAGCAATGAAGCTGCCGCCAGTTGTCGTGAAACTGGCCTCGATATCCACTGTGTAATTGACGCCAGCAGTGGGCAACAGCCCGGTAGATATCGAACCAGAATCAGTCTCCGTAGCTGATTTTTTAACCTGCCAAGCAAGCGTAAAAGCCCCGCTGTTAACGGTATCCAGACAGGTTACCTCTAGGGAGAGAGCGTCACCGAGATACGCACCTACTAAGGTTCTGAAGCGTTGCGCAGCTACGCTGAGTGCCTGTATAGAAAAGTCGGCAGTCATGCGCACTGCGGTGACTTTATCGAATGGCACTGTCAACAATGCATCTTGAAAGAAGCGCGCGATCACAGAGCCAGCCGCCGTTGACCCTGTGGTGAGCTGGACGCTGCCGCCGACTCCAGCAACCAGCTGCGCGCCAGCAGCGGTTCCACTAGCAGAGATCGGAGAACCTTCGGCCAAACCCCACGTTGCCCAGTTCGTCGGTACAAACACCGGGTCGCGAGGCGCGGCCGCCACTGTTGTAGTGAGCGCTGGGAGGAGCGCCTGCGCGTCGGCGTGGAACGCCACACCCAGGCTGCTCTTCTCTATCGAAGATCCGCCCATTTGACCGCTGTAGATAGCCGCGATGCGGTCTTCGGCGCCTGCCGAAGGCACGTCGAGCGTATCGCCATGTGGTAGTTGCGCAACCTGCCCACCAACGATGACCAGCGGTCGATGAGCTGTCATTACAGAATCACCGGCGAGTATTCGACAGTAACCAGCTCGGTCTCCGACTTAGCGCGGCCCAGGTACTGGCTGACCTTGTTGGCGTTGGCTGCGTCCGCAGCATCCAGCGGCGCGGTGATAACGCCACCGGCAGTGCCCAGCCAGTACTCGCCGCCCGCCACCATGCCGGCGCGGGCAGCATTGGTCACGTTCAGTCGCTTGGCGGTGCCGGGCGCGCCATTGGTAACAGCGGCTTCGACGAAGCCCCAGGCCTCGCGGCCGTTGCTGTTGTCTGCCTTGCGCATGCCGAGTGCGCCAGCGTTGGAGTAGAGGTTCACGAAGTCGCCAGGGCTCAATGCCTCGCTGGCGGTGGCCACTACCTGGTTGGCACCGATGCCGGCAGGCAAGAAGCTGGGATCGAGCTTGCCGGTATCGTCGGCAGCAATGAGCTTGCCGGCGTCTTCGGCGCCTTGGCTGGTCTGGATGCCAACCATCTGCTTGAGTTTGCCGGCGACGAGCGCGAGATAACGTTGTGCAGCCATGGTGTTACTCCTCTGCCAGCGCGATGGGCTGGTCGATATTGATGATGATGCGGGTGGGTGAAACGGCGTTGCCGATGAACAGCAGGTGTCCATCCAGCGGCGGTGTCTGTGTGAGGGTGCCGGCCTGGCCGAGCCACACCGGGCCGGGCTGCCAACTCCAGGCGGCGTCATCGAGCGGGCCGGCGAGCTGCAGGTTGACGAGCTCGCCCATCTCGACTGCCGTGAGCGTGACGCCGGCCACTTGGTCGATATGCTCGGCGTCCTGCAGGTCGAGGTAGCGCACCACGCCGGCCCACTCGTACACCACGCGCAGGGCGCTAAGCTGCTCCCCGGCGATTCGCTGCACGGCCGAGCCACCAGCTGGGCCAGGGGCGCCCTGCCGGCCTGGCGGCCCCTGACTGCCAGCAGCAGTCACGACGGCAACCACCTGCTCTCGCCCGACCACCAACACGAACGGCTGTGCATCCACCAGCACGACTGGGGCTTTATCCACGGCAGCAGCCTCCATTGCCTAGCTCAACGGGGCCGTGCAGCCAGCGGCTAACGTCGCCATTGCTCCAGGTGATATCAAGGGTGTATTCGGCTTTGCTCCAAGTAATGGCAGCCGTTTGCCCATCAGTTAGCACCAGAACCAGCTGCCCGAGTCCCGCGATCAGCAGGCCATTATTCTCGGTAGTCAGCTCCATTGGTGGCCCTTGCTCTGGCACGATTACCAAGCGGGCGCGGATGCCGGTGAGGTCGACCGGCAGCTGATACACGAGCTGGCCGCCGCGCGCGCTCTGGTCGAGGCCGTTGAGTTCGTTGTACTCGAGCGTGTTCTCGTCAATCACCCTCGCTACGCGGAACGCCTCGCGAACTTTGTCTTTGTTGAGGCCGCTCCAGCCGGTGCTGCCTTCGATCCAGGTTGGCCAATCACCTGGTAGGCCATGCGCTGGCACGCTGAAGCGCAAGGGCGCGGATTGCTCGAACGCCTCAATCGGCTTGTAGGTGTACGTTGGCTGTAACAGCAGCAAGGGTTTACGCAGGGTGGCGCCAGGAATCACGCGCAGGGAAAGGCAGGCCGGCTGCATGGCTGGCTACTCCGATAGCTGAATGGGTTATTCGGGGTAAGAAATGATCGTGGAAGGAGTGATGGGTACTAGCTGAAAATCGACGCCAAACTCATTGCCCTCTCGCCAATGGCTGACCAGCTTCAGCGTGCAAGCCTCGGCAACGGTTACGGTAACGATCCCGCCGCTCACTGATAACTCCACGCCATCGACACCACTGTTTTCTATCTGCACATAGGCCTGTTCGCCCATTGCAGTGAAATCCATGCTCAGCGCTATGGAGTCTGCCAGCGCTGGGGTGATATGGATTTCCAGGCCGTAGGGCATACCGACCCACGGCATTACCAGGGTTGCCGGGTAGGCGCCGATGTACGCATCAGAAACCGACACCCCGAAATTGCGCTGATCGTATTCAGCGGTGAAGGACGTACCCGGCGTGCCTGCCGGGTACTGATATGCGTTTTGGTAGTAACTGCCAACGAGGCGCGCCCAGTCGCTGCCGTGCTCAGTACCCATCGAAACCCATACACCGGTTCCCGGCACTGCATACAGAGCGCCGACGGCCGTGGGGATATCCTGCGCGCCCGGAAGAGCATCCCCAACAATGGCCCCTGTGCCACCAGACTCCAGCGCAGCGAGGCGCGAATCGATTGTGTTCAGCGTACCGGCTGTTACGGAGTTATAGATCACACTGCCGGCTGGCCAGCTCTGCGCGACTGTTCCCTCCTGCCCGCGCACCAGCGTGGCGTTGCCACTCAGCACCTCGGCGGTGACGATCTCCCAGCGAGTCGCCGCGGCGGCGTCGTCTGTAAGGGTGAATTGGTAGTCGCCATCCTCGAGGTCAAGGGCGAGCGTGGTAGCGCCGAGCGGCAGGGCCACGACCTGGAACCAGTTGTTCACGAAATTCATGTGCTACACCCAGGTGAATGCGGCGCCGCCGAAACGCTGCCGCTCGATTTGATGGGTAACAGGGTTGTAGGAGCCGGTGGCAAAGGTCGCCACGTTGTCCCATTTACTGACGTCGAAGTTGCTGGCGTAGCGGTCGTGGCCTGGCACGATGTTTCCTGTGGACGCATCGTTGCCTGACACGCCTACTGGCGTAGCTGCCCGGCTTGTCAGGTATTCGAATTCGGACTCGCCGATGTATCGCGCTATGCAGCTGATGACCTTGTTGGACTCCTGCCAGTCACACTGGTAGCTGACGCTGGCTTCCCAACCCGCGCCCGCGTAACCCTCGGCACCAGCAACTGCAGGGTTCTCGTGTTTGACGCCGGTGGTCCCTGTTGAGATTTCACCGAAGATTGGGTCACTAGACTCGACTGGTGCATTCGGGCGCTGGTTCGTGAACGCTTTACCCAACATGCTGATCGTGTTGGTTGTGTTCATCGGCGTGCGCTGCTCGACGGCAGCAACGGTCATCACAGCTGCGAAGGCGCCGGCGCCAACCTTATACTCCGCCTGCGCCTCACTTCGGTGTTGACGGCCTGACCAGTATTGCTCCATGTCCGAGCGGGACGTTGGGGCGCTGATAGACAGCGAGATAGTTCTCGTCATTTTCAGGCGCAACAGTTGCAGCTCGCCCGCTGGCGAGTACCACCCGCCCACCACGTAAATCTTGCTAGAAGTGGCGACAGACGTGCCCGTCACGAACTCGATGCTCCGTGGCGGGTCGCCAACAGACATGGAGCCAGGTGTGAAGTCGACGCCGTCGGTGAATGTGTAGTCCCTGCCGGCTATACAGTCGTTGAAGTCTGCAACTACTGTGGAGCTGGCCGACTTGAAGTCCGCGGAGAACTCTATTTCGACGATCGCGCCCAGGCCGTAATCATCGCCCTGGCCTTTTATGAAATAGCGGTAGGGGTAGTTGTTCAGGCTTATGTTTCGTGAGAGCGAGATTAGCCATTTGCGACCGTTCGGCGTGACATCCATCACCTCAATGGTTCGGTGATCACCGCTCAACGTTTTGCTAGGGTCAGCCACACCAGTGTTGATCACTTGGTCATAGTCAGTCCCGTTTGCCGGGTTTCGGTACAGAAACGCCGTCACGCGAGCCGGGATAGAACCAATGGGTGGTAAAAACGATTCGATCCGCAAATAGCGCAATCCTTCCGCAGTTCTCACCACCCTCAGATTGCTAGAAGTCATGCACCATGCCGAGAAATCAGTTGGCGTGAATCCGTGGCGGCTGAGGATGGCCTTGTTCCAGAACACCGCATCTTCATCCTCCGACTGCAAGTCCGGCGCCGGCATGCCGACATCAAGCAAGAAGGTGCTGGGCGTCATCACCCTGTCTGTCCGCAAACCCTGCGAGTAGATTCGCCGACCACTAGCAAGCTCGATGTAAGGCGCGCCCTCAATAGGCTGAATGAAAAGCCCATGCCAAGGCATGCCGAAGCGCACCAGGCTTTCATTTGCCGGCAGGTCAGGCAGTGACATTGGCGTACTCCATGATCACCTCGGCGCCGTTGGCGTCGGTCATGGTCACCGTTTTGGCGGCTCTCACCTCAAAGAACACCGCGCCATCCATTGAAGTGCGAATCACGCTTTCGTGAAACGTGCGCGTATTGGCTGTCTCTGTCAGCGGGCTGGCGATGCCGCCGCCAGTGTTGGCCGGCGGCGCTACGTAGGCACCCGAGCCTCGCTGGGCAGGTAGGCCGCCACGGGGCTCGACCGTTTTGAGGGCGCGCTGCTGGCGTGGCGGGTTCACCAGGGCGTTGATGTCATCAACGTCGGACTTCCCGGCGCGCCGATCAATCATCGCCTGGCCGCCGGCGCGGCGACTGTCCTGCATTGACTGCCCGCTTGCTCGCCGCGCGGCGCCATTGTCAGCAGCGCGGCGCTCGGCGGTGTTGCGTGGCTGTATGGCTCTGCGCTCTCGCTCACCTGGTGACATGCTCAAAGCTCCAACGGATCATTCGGAATACCCACGCGATAAGTCGCCGAGGCTGTGGCGGTACGCTCGTCGCGGTACTGCTCGGGAATCTCGCGCGCCTCAACGTCGAAGCGGCGCGGGAACTGCTCAGCGCTGGTGTCATCGGCTACTGACCAGTTGCCGCTGAAGCCCAGCCGGTTTTCGTCGTAAGGCGGAATCGGCAAACCAGTCACCGGGTTATTCAGGCGGCCTCCGAGCTGAGTACCAAGCAACCCGCCACCGCCCGACGGGTTGGGCAACGACGTATCCGGCGCTGCCGGAATTGTCAGCGGATCGCTCACACCACCACCCTGCATCACCGCTAGGTCGAGCGTGGTGATGGCTGTGCCCGAGCCCAGATCCAGCACATGCTGAATACGCCGGCACTTGCCGGTCGAGGTCGCCTTGTCGGCTACCTGCAGCGTGTGCACCAGGTCGATATTCAGCGCCATGTCCGTAGGCACCTGGAAGCTCAGGGTGGTGCCGCGGTGGGCGCTCACCAGCGTGGTGCTGCCGCGGTGCAGCAGGCACTCCAGCGCCGCGACACGGCGGGCGTTGTCGGCTAGGTCTTCCTGTCGGCCCTGCCCGTTTGGCGGCTCGCCTTCCCAGTCGTCGGTGCGGCTGTTCTCGATTTCGAAGCTGGCCGAGTCGCGGCTGATCACCCGGGTGGCCTCGCTTTCGCCCAGCGGCGTGTGCAGCACCAGGCTGTATTTCTCGGTAACGGTCTGCACCCAGCGACGCGCGCCCGTTGCTGTGGCTATCAACCATAGTCCGGGGAAGCTATTGATCCATGGGATTCCATTACCGCAGGGGTTCGCCATGCTCATTGGCAACTGCGTGCCACCCACACGCCCGATCAGTGCCAGGCCGCTGCCCGTGATAGCACTCTCGATCATCTCGGTGGTAGGCAACTCGGTCGAGTAGGTACGCCAGTTACAGAAGCCCGGGATCCCCGTGGCGCCGTCTGTCTCCGGGTGCGTCCAGCCAAAGGACTGGTTCGCCTGCCACAGCCGGCTGTACCGATAGTCGAGCGTGATCTCGACATAGTTGGTGGTGCCGCCGTGGGCCTGCAGTTCGAGCTGCACGCTGCCGTCCAGCGTTTGGCCGGGGCCGAATACGAAGTGCGGGGTGCCGGCGGCGTACCAGCTGGTGGTGCGCAGGTTGCCGTAGGTGTCGGCGTCCAGGCTGGCGGCGCGGGTGCTCATGCGTTCGCCGGCGTAGTCCCAGTGGCTGCGGCCATCGACCGGCTCGAACACGTCCGCCGACCAGTAGCCGCCACACAGCGTGTCGATCTGCTCCAGGGTCAGGCCCTCGATGCGCTGCTGCAGCTGGTCGCTGCACTCGCAGCTCAGCACGCGACTGGTGGCGTCCCAGGTCGGCAGCTCGAGCAGGCCGGTGTACAGGCGCGCTTCGGTCACTGCGCCGTAGCGGTCGCGGCTGATGTAATCGAGCGTTACGGCCTGGCCAATCCACGCGTGCGGCAACACCGGCTGCCCGGCCGCCAGGTAAAGGCTAAAGCCCGCCACCGCAGCGGCGCCCTCCTCCCGGTCGACGTCCAGCTGGCCGGTGAGAATGGCCGTCATGTCCACGCCACCCACCAGCAACCGCACCCGCCACACGTAAGAGGTGCCATGCACCCGATACTCCGGCCCAGGCTGCGGCGCAACCCCGACCCGGAGCGTGTTCAGCGGGCCGCTATTGAGCGGGGCTCCGTTGATCATGGCTAGGCCTCTTCCCAGGAAAATGACCAGCCGTGGCTGGTGTTCTGCGTTTTGCTCGGCTTGTCGGTGAACACCGAGTACACCGGCAGCCACGCCACCTGGTATCGAATAGCGCCAGCGACTGGCGGCACGGTGACCACGCCTTCTTCGAAGCTGCAGGCGCAGCGGTACCAGAGCTGGTCATCCAGTTGGTAGAACGCCCACGGCGCTTTATCGGGGCGCGGTGTACTGGGCAGCACGAACGCCGGGCCTTCGCCGACCATGTTCGACACCTCGGTCAGGCGCAGCTCCAGCGGCAGCGAATAGTCCAGGCCATCGAGCCCTGGCGGCATCATGCCGTTGCCGCTCACGCTGCCGGAGGCACGCTGCCAGTGCTGCTGCTTCACCGCGCTGCCATCGCTCATGCGCAGCAGGCTGCTGCCCCCGATGGGCGCTTCGCTCTGCTCGGGCGCGCCGGCATGCGTCACGATCGGCACACCGCCGAGCATGATGTGGAGGTGTGCCATGGGTACTGCTCCAGAAACAGAAAGCCCGCCAGGTGGCGGGCTGATCAAGGACGCTTGGTTCGTCCGAACTTGGCGGCCAAGCGCTGCAGGTTCGGGCCCTGCTCCGGTGCCACGTAGATCGGCACTTGCTGGCCACCTCCTTCCAGCACCATCCGCCCCAGGTTGGGGAAGCTCGGCGTGGCTGGGGCGGACATAGCCGCCTCGGTTAGCGCAGCCGTACCACCAAGCCCAAGGCTGATGCCGGCCATAGTCGAGGCAAGGTTGCGGGACGCTGCGGCAGTCAGTACCTGCTCACCACCACGGAAGTTCACCAGCTCGGGGCCGTTCTCGCCGACCCAGGCATATCCGGGCGGTGCAGCCTGGGTGCCTTTGGCGAACCCCGGCACTGGACCAGGATCTTGCAAGGTGTACCAGCCATTCGCGTCAGTGCCTTGAGGAGTTGCAAGGCGCACCGGGAGGACGATTTCGGTCTTGTTGAGCTGCTCAACCAGAGCCTGAATCTGCCCTCGGATTGCCTCAAGGCTGGCGTCGTCCGATTTCACAGAGACGGGCATGTCCTTGAGCTTGTCGGCCTCAGCCTTCAAGTCGCGCATGCTCTGCTGGATCGCCTTGACCTTGTCCTCGGCCCGGGTGTTCTCGATGTCGTTTGCGGCCAGCTCAACACCACGCAGCTCCTTGATGAAGCCTTCGAAGCCGTAAGTGCTTTCGCCAGCGCTGGCCAGCTGCTGCAGGATCTGCAAAGCTGCTTGGGCGTTAGCCTTCGCCGTTTCGATGTCCCCGGCACGAAGCGCACGGTTGGCTGCTGCCTTCAGGTCCTGCGCATCACCGAAGCTTCCGCCCTGGCCTCGGCCAAGCGTAGCCAACACGGTGCTGTAGCGCTTTTCGATGCCGAGCCGTTCCTCACGGACGCGGCCAAGCTCTGTAGTCGCTCGGCGCTCAGCGGCGACCAGCTCCTTGGACGCTGTGTCAGCGGCCTTGATGTAGTCAGCCTGTATGCTTTTGACCTGCGCTATATATTGAACGCGGGACGAAATGTCCCGCTGCCTTACTGCCTCGGCCGTCGCTGCTCCAACATCTGCTAGGAACTGCATCTCGGCGTTCAGGCCTGACTGCTCCTCCAGCAAGCTCTGCCTGAACTTCTTCAATTCCATGATCTTGGTATCGAGGTCTTCGGAATCGATGAACATCGACGCGAACTTATCGTACAAGCCGCTTCGGGAGCGGATCTTTTCAAGTTCAGTTATTTCAGCATTCAGCTTGTCGATCTCAGTAGCTGCTCCTGCGGCCTGTGCCGCCCAAAGCGCCAGCTGTTTGCCGGCTATACCCAAATCAGCCAGAGAGCCCAATGCCCCAGCACCAATCCTCGTGATCGCACCACTCACCTCAGCAAGACCTTGTGTGGTGGATGGGTCTTGTACAACGCGGTTGACTTCGTTGATGCCATCGATAAGCGGCTGGACATCTGCTCGCCCGATGGCCTCGTTGATGCTGTCCGTCAGAGCTGTCATCGCACCGCCTACCGTTTCGGGAAGCGTTTCAGCCTCGGCACGGAGCGTTGCCAACTGCTCTACAAGAGCGGTAGTTACGACATCTGCGGTGAGCAACCCTTGCGCCGCCATCTCCTTCAAGGAGCCAATCGGCACATTGAGGCTATCAGCCAACGCCTGCATTAGGCGCGGCGCCTGCTCGGCCACCGAGTTGAATTCGTCACCTCGCAATGCACCGGCACCCAGCGCCTGGGCAAACTGGATGACACCGTTCTCAGCTTCCTGAGCAGAAGCGCCTGACACCCTGAACGATGTAGCGACCGCCTCAGTGACCTTCAGGATGTCAGACTGGGAGCGGCCCGCCTCGCGGAGTGGTCGGCTGATGCGGCCGTAAAGGGTTGCCAGCGAGCTCAGAGGCGTCTGGGTTGAAACGGCAATACGCCGAAGCTCAGTCTGGGCCGTGTTGAACTCTTCCTGACTGCCGGTGGCCAGTTTCAGCCGCGCATTCATCAGGTTGTAGTTGTCAGCCGCTTCGCCAACTGCGCGGATAGCGCCGGTCAGCGCGGAAACGGAGAATGCCGCAACTAGGGCGCGGCCAGCAGTTGCCAGCTTGCTGCTCATGTCATCGAGCTGGCGATTCACCTGGTCGAACGCCGCCTTCGAGTTGTTCTTGCCCTCGATGACCAGCTGGGTTGTTACCTTGCCTGCCATCAGTCGAACTCCTTCAGTAATCGCTTGAACGTGTCAGGCTTGGCCTTCGCGGCGCGCAGGCTGATCAGGCGAAAACGCCGCTGCTCTTTCTCGCTTGCCGTGATGGCGTCGAGGTACGCCTCGACTTGGGCCAGCGTGTACTCACGCACCTCATGCAGAGAATGCCCAGCACTGATCAGTCGCTGGACAACGGTGCTCCATTCAGCGCCCTTGCCAGATCCGGAAGGGCTTCGGCGAAAAAACCGGAGTTCACCCGCACCACTTCTGCAGCAAGGCGTACGGCATCGCTGGCCGATAGGCGCCACAGCGCGAACCAGCTGAGGTTGGTGGTCACGCGCAGCATCTTCTTCAGCTCACCGGTGTGCGTGGCAGCGTAGTGGTTGATCTTCTGCACCGAGGCGCTGGCCAGCACCTCGACAAGCGCAGAAGCGGAACGCCCGTAGAGGTCGAAATTCCGGAGTGCCACCGACCGCACCATCACCTGGCGCCCGCGCAGTTCGACTGGCTCGGCGTCGGCAAAAAGTTGTTTGAGGTTTGCCATATTTCACCCATAAAAAAACCCGCCGAAGCGGGTTTATTGGAAAGTTACATGCTTTCTTGGTGCGTCTCGACAAGCCCTGAAAGCTATATAAAAGCGGTCCGTACCTTCATGGATTACCGTTTTGGGCAACGAATCGCTGCGAAGGGTCGAGTCTATTCTATCGCTCAGCTTGAGCTCGCTACCTGTGCCTGACAGGCAGTCGATGGTTATCTCTCCAAACCGTGTTCCAGACGAGCTGAGGCTTGTAACGATAGCAGTTCGTAGATCGCCATTCGCGCTCAGGTAACTGAGCCAATAGTCCAAGCCACTTTCGGATGGTGTGAAGATCTTCTGAGGAGGATCAAGCTTGGAGTGCGCTGAAGATATCTCAGCGCGCCTTTCGCTCCTATCCTTGTAGCCGCTGTAGGAATCTACGAATCCGAACAGGAACAAAGGGACACCCACCAGCAGAACCATGATGATGAGAAGCGCAGGGATTGATGCGATAGCCCACTTCACCATGAATGCGACCATCGACCAGAACCTCATGTTCACGTCGATGATCACCACCGGAGCGGCCCCTGGATACCGGCGCGAAAACTCAGCGCTCTTAGCTGCTGCCTCAATGCCCAGCGAAGCGGGACCTTGTGCAGCTGTCTTCCGCGTGTACCCCTCGTAATTGATGCCGCACGAAACGCAATCGTTCGGACTGCGCTGCATTTCCGCCATCGTTGGCTCGTATCCACACTTCGGACAAGTCACTGGCTTCCCTCCCATTCAATGGGCGGAATCTACCACTGCAGCGCCAACGCCGAAACCCAAGCGTGTGGCTGGGTTCTCGACTATGACTGAAATCAGTCCCGCTTGCGGATGGCTTTCAGTTGAGCCGCCATGCAGTTGCTGCGGCTGTTCAGATTGGCCAGCGCGAGCTGCGCAAATTCGAACATCTCATCCGTTGTGACTGGCATGTCGCAGTGAACAAGCATCGAGTCGATGAACTCCCTGCGTGTCAGGATGTAGGCTCCTGCAGCAATGTCCTCCCAGCGCTCAACGCCATTGAGATCCAGGTAGCCCAGTACCCGTTGCTCCCTGGAGAGAATTTTGGGGCGAGCATCCTTGGGTAACCAGTCGCCTTCAAGCGCGTAGGCTGCAATGAAGTTGCGCGCGCTGTCCAACTGGCTGGCCGGGATATCGGCGGCGCTGCGCACGCCGAAGGCGGCGTGGGTCTGCGACCATATCTTGGCGGTTGCTTTGCGCTGCTTTGCCGCCGGCATGCTGGCTACCTTGCCCTTGATGAGCGCGCCCAGCATGTGAAAGCCGTCGGTGCCGATCGTCTCACCGATCAGGGTGGCCATCTTGCCTTGCTCATCGTGGTACCGGCCGTGCTTGCGGATCGCGGGCAGCACCTCGGCAGTCACCCACTTCTTGAATCGCTTCGCCTCGGCCTTGCGGCTGCGGAGGATCGCCGAATACAGGCCAGACTCGTTGATAACCAGCATTTCCTGGGCTCCGCCAAGGGTGTGCACAGTTGACACACCCTTTTCATCATCGTCGAGATGACGCGTCATTGCGGACGGAACGCCGTAATCAAGCGATGCAGCTACATCGGCAGCAACAAACCACGGTTGATCGTTGATCAGCATGGTGCGGACTTCACGAGTTTCGAAACGGAACGGAATTACTTGAGCAGTTTGCATAGGAGGTCACCCGACTGGTTAGGGTTCGCCACCGTTGCGACCAAGCAAGAGGGAGGCGAACCGTACGCAGGTTGGTCGACCGGGGTCAGGGATCCCGGCAGGGCCGAAGCCCTCCCACGCACGGCCCGCCATAAAGCGGGCACAAAAAAACGCCATGTTGGCGTCGTGCGCCTGACTTTCCGGGCGACCAAACCCGACCTCTGAATTTGCAGAGGCGGGTGAACTATGCACCTGGATCTGTAACTGGTCAAGGCATCGTCGTTGCAGGCCCAGTTCGCTGAACTACGCTTCAGGCTCGACCCAGACCTGGAGCAAGAGATGACTCACACTGATGAAGATGCGATCAAGGATCCCTTCAAATTCGGCGTCCTTACAGCCCTGATGTTGATCGGCAAAACCTTCAAAGCGGATGCGGCTATCAGCACGCAAGGCCTGATTGGCGAGACTGAAAAGCTCATAGCGCTCTTTCCTGGCGGGACAAATCCGCTAAACGAGCAGGATCAAAACACTATCGCGTTGCGATGGTTCCTGGCCGGATTGAACGGGAATGAAGCTCCTAAAGGGGACTGACCAAGCCCTAACAAAAGCCCCGCATCTGCGGGGCTTTTGTCATCGGCTCTTCACCTGCTCAATGAAGCTTTTTCTCGCCATCTTTCGCTCAGCGGGCGTTAGCTGACGATGAATCGCTTCCCTGCTCTTTCCAAGCAGCTTGGCATCAAACTCTGGAGGAATCATCGTTTTACTCGCCAGGTGCTGTTTAAGCAAAACGAGGTCGTTATGGACCAGAGCTTGCACAAATTCCGAGGCCACCCTAGAGATGATGCTCACTGCCTGCTCGTCGTTCGCAGCAGTACCATTGGCCGCAGCGGCCTGGCCGACCACTGCCGGTTCCTCGGCAACTTGGGCGGGCTTGACCGGTGCTTGGCGTATCGAAAGAAAGCCGCTGACAACATCAGCTGTCCAGCGCAAGTGCATATCTGCTTCTTGCCATAAGCTCTCTGACTGGTTCTGCGACTCCGCATCGACACCGATACCGATCAGATGAACCCGCACGCCGTAGTTCTGAGCGAATTGCACGCCAACACGTACATCCTCATCACCAGATAGCAGGACCGCATCAGAAATAGCGTGATTCCTGGCCAGCTCGATCATGTCGATGACGATCATGGAGTCGACGCCTTTCTGCTGACCACTTCCATTGAGTGTGCCAGCACGGAATTTCAGATTATTGCTGCTGGCTAACCGCTTCTGCTCGAGGTTAGGGCCCTTGAGGCTGATCGCGTCGTACCAGTAGATTCGCAGAAGCGGTGCACCGCCCGTGAGCTCATTCGCCGAAGCGATCAGCTGAGCGATGACTGCCTGCTCGTTAAGCGACAGGAAATGTCGCTTGACCTCATCCCCTGAGATGGTCACTGACCCCTGCGCGAACAGGTAACCAGCGTCGACGAAAATCCCTACTCGTCCCATATGCATGCTCCAGAAAGTATTAAGGGCCCCCTCAGGGACCCTTTGTATGTCTCACAACGACCGATAAAAAAGTAGTGGCCGCTGCTTTGACGCGCACATAGTAGGCGCCAAGGCATATGGAAGTCAACATGGGGTATCTGTGCGGGTTTATCGGCACAAGATGTAGCGCACATTATATCTGGCCGGCATCCTAGACTGGCGTCATAGGCTGTCCACGTAGTAGCGTCTAGGGCTTTGGCTAGAGAACTCTTATGGATTTCCTATCATCGCCAGGTGCCTTCTGGACCTGGCTCGTAGGCATTGGGGCAGCGGAAGTCGCAAAGGTATTTCTTTACGTGCTCGCGTATGGAGCGCTGCGCAATTGGCGAGTCATCCGCCAAAAATTGGCGACCTACCTTCAGACGTGGCGCCAGAGGTCATCAGCAAATGCAAAGATTGAGACACCAACCAAGAAAAGCTTGACCGCCGCTCGGCGCATCGAGCGGCGGGATGATCGTGGCCTGATCAGACGTGCACTCCGGCGCTACAAGGTTCGCGACTGCCGATGGGTCCGACGTTATCGCTTTGATGAAACCTGGATAAACCGCGAGGCCAGCCGTGGTCACACATGTTTCCTGATCATGCTGATGTGGTTCGGATTCTGGGTTACGGCCATTGGGCTGAAGGAGGTATTTCTTCTCAAAGAAGGGCCCCTTGCTTCGGCGCCTAGCACGGCATTTATGGCCGCAATGCCCATGTATCTGTTTGAGCTCGCGTGGCTGCGATTCTCCGGAAGAGCCGGACGGCTGATCACCTATCGAAACAAGGTGCGGATCTGGCGGTGGTGGCACTGACAGCGTTCACCAGCCTCTGAACGCGTTGACGAAGTCCGCCACGAAACTGAGGCTGAAACAGAACGCCACGAAGATCACCGCCCACAGCATTTTCTTGAGCGGCTTCGATTGCTCAATGACTTTGAGACACATCGGGATTGTCCTATAATCCAAACACATTCTCCTCATGGTGCGTCATGGGGTTGGATAGAAACCCTCGAGGCTGGCCGGCCTCGGGGGTTTTGCTTTTTGGGGCTGGCTGAAATCATTCAGCCTGAATTGCACCGAGCATTCACTTCAACTCGGTGCAGTTACTCGAAATCGGGGCGGTGTCCTTCCAGTGAGGGGTTTTGCTGTCCATGCCATGGGCTACAACATCTCCCCTCGATATGTGGCTCTAACAAAACCGGTCGCATCCCACTCATTTCGCGACCGCCAGATTACGTGCGCCCATTCATTCGTTTGATCACTGCTGCCATGCGAGCCCACTACATGTAGTGGTGCAGCCAGCATCGGGTTGGATCGAGAGCATAAAAAACCCCAGAAGCCTTGTCGGCTCTGGGTATCGTGGATTTTTCTGTGGACACAAAAAAAGCGCTCAAGGCGCCTTGATTACAGCTGTGTCCACAATGGCTGAAATCTACTGAGAAAGTGCCAGGCTGCTCAAGCAACCTACGGGCGAGCTGATGATCACGCCGCCTCGTCAGTGTTCTGCACTTCCCACTCCCAGATCGATGCCTCGCCGACATCGAAGATATTCGGGTCGGACAGCAGGCGGATGGAAACAGGGATCACGCCGAATTCGGCGGCCTGGTTCAGCGGCATGCCGCCGTTGAGGCTGATGCGCGCGTAGAAGCAGGTGATACGCCGCTTCTCCCCGTCGCCGGCTTCGTTGATCTGCTCGAACATCACGCGGAAGAACTTGCGGCCCTGGGTGAACGGCTTGATCACGTCCACGGTCGGGTAGCTGTAGTTGACCTCGATCGGCAGGCGCTTGAGGCCGCCGTCCGCCGGGGCGACGGTGGCATTGATGGCGTCGGCCAGGGCGCCGCCGATCAGCACGCGGATGCCACCAGGGGTGACGGAGTAGTCGACGCCACGCACATAAGTGGTACCGCCGCCAACGGCGGTCACGCTGGTGACCACCAGGGGGATGTTGGCCAGGCGGATGGTGCGGTCGACATACGCGTCGTGCTGCTCTTCTTCGGCGGTGCCGGCCGGCACGCGCTCGACGGAGCCGTATAGGGCCACGGCGGCTGCGGCCGGACTGAAGCTCACGGCCTCGCCGGTGATGTTGATGGCGGTCACGGAGTTGACGCCATCCAATTCCGGCAAGCCGATACGGCTCGGGTCCTGGATGACGATTTCGGTCTGCTCGGGCTCGGCGGTCACGTTCTGCAGCTTAAACAGCTCTTCGAACGCGAACGACGGATACGGCGCGACGCCGCAAGGGCCGCGGAAAAGTTGGGTGTAAAGCATGCTGGCGGTTCCTTACTGGGCGGCTTCGGCCGAGGCCTTGGCTTTGGTGGTCTTGGTAGTAGTGTGGGTTTCTGGCTTGGCGCCACCCTCCTCGACTCGCCGCGCGCCATCAGCGGCGGTGGTTTCGAACTGCTTGCCGGGCGGCACCAGGCGGCCCTCGACGTACTGGGGCGTGATCGCCTTCAGCTTCATGTGCTTCTCCTGGCCTGGGGCCGTCAGTTGTAGGTCTGCGCGTACTGCACGCCGACGGTGATGGTGATGCTGTGGGTGGTTTCGCCGTTGCTGGCCCAGCGCGGGATGGCTTCGTCTTCGCCTTCCAGCAGACCAGGGAACATTCGCTCCGGCTGGTCTTGCCCGATGCCGAGGCAACGCAGGATGTCGACGTGCACGGCGTCGAGATCCTCCTCGTTGCAGGCCTTGCTGAAGAACACCTCGATCTCGAAGCTGCGCGCGCGCAGCGCCTGGGTCACGGCGAGGTCGGTGCGCACGTCGCTGGCCCAGCGCACCAGCGCGTAGGGCAGCGGCGGCTTGTCGCTGGGTTTATCTTGGGGGCCGTACACGGCCTTGAGGTCGGTGTAGTAGCCGTTGGCTGGGCGTATCTGCTCGAGCTGGCCGCGCAGCGCCTTGGTGACCTGGGCGGCCTTGATCATGGCTCACCTCCCAACCAGACCCGCAGCCGACACAGCCAATGGGTGTGCCGGCGCGCTTTGGTGATGTCTCCGCATGCGGTGCAGACCAACCGGCACGGCGGAGGCGCCGGTGGTGCGGGCGGAACAGAGTTGGTTCGCATCAGACGCCTCCGCCGTATCGGGCGATCTCTCGCCGCACGCGGCGTTCGAATTCTTGCCGCAGGAAGGTGTTCGTCCAGCGGATGGTTTCGGCGCCCGTCAGTTGCTGGAACCAGTAGGCCATCGAAGGGCCCATGGCGGTCTGCAGCTTGAGGTTGCGCCGGTAGTTCTTGTTGGAAGTGTGTTTGTCACCGCGGGTGGCCAGGGGCTTCTGGCCGATGCTGGCCGGGTTGACGAAGCCGGCGGCGAGCTTCTTCCCCCGCAGGCCCATCACGAACACCCGGGCACGAGTCGGGCTGACCCACTCGAAGAACCAGCGCCGGTAATCGTCGACCCGCACGCCGGAGCTGGACGGGATGATGCGGCTGTTCATCCGGCCTTTGCGGGCGCGCTTGATGGTCAGCTTGCCACGGACATCCGCACCGCCCAGGCGGGCGCCGAGGATGGACGACTTGAACACGCCGCCCATGCGTTTCACATAGCGCTCGGTGCGCGTCTTGGTAGCCGTGGTATTCAGCGCGCCGCGCAACACCGGTTCGATGCTGCGGTTGATCTGGGCCAGCCTGGCCCGGGCAAGCTCCTTGCCCACCAGCCGTACTCCCATGTCCATCAGAGCGGCTCCAGCCAGACGTTGCGGACGATCCCGTCGTCCATGTCGTTGGGCAACGCGGTCACCAGGTAGGTGACGCCGCCGACGGTGAGCCTGTCGTCGGTGTGCACCCTGCCCGCTTCGATCAGCGCCACTTCGGCGCGGGTACGGTAGTCAATCACCTGGCCGTTATCGTCACGCCAGGGGCTCTGCATGTCCAGGAACACGCGTACGCAGCGCGTCGGGTGGCCAACACGCATAAGCTGGGCGAGCTCGCCGATGAACTCGGTGGCGGTGATGGCCAGCTCGGCGCGGTCGCCGCGGTAGTCGCGCGCGCTGTCGATGTGGAACAGGCGGTGCTCGGTTCGCAGGTAGCGGCCCTGGCGCAGGCGTTCGTCCCACCAGGCGCGAATGGCGACCTTGGCGGGGTTGCGCAGGCCGGTGGGGAACGGCGGCTCGGCGCTCTCCTTGGTGTCGATCCCGCACCACATCCAGTCGAGCTCGCAGGCCTGGATGTCGGCGTTCAGCTCCAGCAGCGTGGCCGGGGTGTTGAGGTGCCCTGCTCTCATATGCCCAGCCCCACGCGGTAGAAGTGCAGCATGTTCTCGGCCTTGGGGATGGACGTGTAGATGGTGCCCACCACCGACTGTTCGCGATTGCTGTAAAGCTCCGCGGCGATGATGAGGATGCCCAGCCGCACACTGTTGGGCACATCCACGGGATCGCCGGCTTCGTCCGTCCAGGGGATCGGGCGGTTGATGAACTGGCTGGCGTTGTCGATGGCCGCGTCCAGTTTCATCTGCAAATCGGCATCCTCATGCCCGTGCCGGATCCGCAGGTGGGTTTTGAGGTCCGCGAGGGTCGGCATGGGCATAGGATGGTTCCTTACTCGGTGCTGTCGGTTTTGGCCTTGGCAGGCTGCTCGTCAGTGGCCAGGCCACGGGCGATCAGTGCATCGGCGTGGCGCTTGCTCACGCTGTAACTCTTGCCGCCACGGCGCTTGATCTCGCCGGCGTCCTGGTAGGAGCGCAGCGGCCAGATCTCGACGGTTTGCGGGTTGGGGTTGGCTTTGGCGGCTGGGTCTGCTTCGGCTTCACCAGCGGTGCCATCTTTCTTTTTGCCCTGCTTGCCGGCGGCCTTGGCAGCGGCAGGCTTGGGCGGTGCAGCAGCGGCGGCTGGGGCGGTTGCTTGGCCAGCTGCTGCAGCCGCGACATCGCCAGCGTCCGGCGCGCCCTGGGTGTTGCTGTTCTCGGTACCTTCCACGGGAATGCCCTCGTGTTCGGAGCCCGACTCGGGCGCCATGGGTTATCGACGGGGTGAGGATCAGCCGCCGGCGGCGCCGGTCAGCGGGCCGGTGACGAAGGCTTCGTCGCGATACACGGCGAAGGCCAGGCGCTCTTCTGCGCGGATGGTCACCATGTTGTTCTCGAAGTCCTTGTCGTTCTCAGTGGAGACCAGGATCTCGATGTCCATGCGGTCGAAGATCTGCGCACCGAGACGGAATGCACCGGTGAGGAACTCGTCCTGCTGCATGGCTTGGGTGGAAACCACAGGGCGGTTCCACAGGCGGGCCGCGGTGCCTTCCTGCGGCTGGCCGACGATGTAGCGGCCCTCGCCGTCCTTGGTCAGCTCGATAGCCGCCCAGTCGATCGGGTTGAGCACGATGCCGTCTGCCGGGAACTCGGACAGCTCAGCCTGCAACAGCGCAAGACGCAGGCGATCGATGCGCTGCTCACCGGTGACGACAATGCCACCCGGCGCAGCGTAAGCCTGGGCAAGGGTCATCAGGCCCTGCAGGTTCGCACCGGTACCGTTACCGTAGAGCAGCTGGGATTCTTCCACCATCAGCAGGCCGTAACGAGCGCGGGCATCGATGTAGCTCTGCAGCGCGGCGGCATCGTCGAGGATCTGGCGGCTTGCCTTGAACAGGTGGGCCAGCGTGCGCACCGGCGCGTTCTCCAGCGCGAACGTGATGTCCGAGTATGGCTTGGCGCCGCCCTCGGCTACCGCCGCCGCGTTGTTTGTGAAGCCGGTTTCACGCACATACTCGATGGAGTTGCTGGTGGTGGTGCCGGGGGCGATCAGGTCACGGATGGTCAGGCGGCGCTCCGGCGGCATGATGATTTCCTGACGGCGATCAGCGGGAACCAGGGAGCCACCAGAGCTGCCAACGGAGGTGATCGCCGCACGCGGCACCGAGACGCGGCGCGAACCGCGGAAGGAGCTGTTCACGCCCTGCATGGACTCGGCGCTGACGACCAGCTCGCCAGCAGACTGCTGACGCTCGCCCTGGCCGCGATCACTGTTGGCGTTCAACAGCTTCTGCTCGGCTTCCTGCAGGCGGGCCTGCAGCTCACCCTGCTTAGTCAGCATTTCGTCGACCTTGGCGCGGGTTTCCGCGCTCATCGCCTTGTGGCTGTCGACATCCTTCTGAGCCTGCTCAGCGTGCGCTTTCAGCTTGTCGCCAACCTCCTTCAGGTTGGCCTGCACCTGCTTGTACTGCTCTTCGATGCCTTCTTCACCGACCTTACCCATCTGGGCGTTCCAGGCGCGGTAGCTGGACTTGCCTGGCTGCACCAGGGCGGTAGCGGCGCCGAGGAACAACAAGGTGCCGAGGATGGATTCGGCAGTGATGCCGAAGGTGAGCGGGATCAGCGCTGCGACGGCCAGCACAGCCATCAGGAACAGCGGGGAGAGACGGAATTTCATGGTGTTGTTCCTTATGCGGGAAAAGTGATTTTCTGGAGTGGCTGCAGGTCGAGCGCGACAGCGCGGGGCTTATCGGTCGGGACAGCGCGCGGCGTGTCCCCGCCGGCAGCGCGAGGCGTGCCGGACTTGAAATTGGCGAACAGTTCGCGACGCTCGGAGCGCGGCATGCCGGTTTTGGCCAGGGCGATGTCCATGGCCTTGAGGGCGTTGTTCTGCTGAGTTTCGGTGGTGGTTCGTTCGGTCACTTCGTCGGAGGCAAGCAGGCCGGTGGCCAGGCCCAACTCGACGGCGCGCTTGCCGCGGATGAACGTTTCGTCATCCATCATCTCGGCCATGCTCTCGACCGTCTGGCCGCTGGTTTCGGCGTAGAGGTCGGCCATGGCGGCGTCGAACTCTTCCATGTCGTCGGCGACGTCGCGCAGGTAGTGGCGGTTGCCGCCCAGGATAGTCCAGCAGTTGTGGATCATCAGGAACGCGCTGCTGGCCACCTGGCGCTCTTCGCCGGCCAGGTAGATCACCGACGCCGCGCTGGCTGCCATGCCCAGCACCTTGGTGCTGACCTTGTGGCTGTGCTCGCGCAGGCGGTTGTAGATGGCGATGCCTTCGAACATGTCGCCGCCGGGCGAGTTGATGTAGACGGTTACGTCCCGCTCGCCAATGGCGCGCAGCGCGGCGTCGATGCGCTTGAGGGTGACGCCATCGCCGTACCAGTCTTCACCGATCACGCCATAGATGGTGATGGTGTCGGAGGTGCTTTCCACCGCCGCCTGGATGGCGGGGTTCCATTTCTCGAGCGCGCGCGGGCTCAGCTCGCTGCGCAGGCCGCGAGACTGGATCTTCAGCTTCATGGGTTATTCCTTTGGCGGTTCGGCGGATAGCCAATTCATCAGGGCGGCGCGAACGGATTGGCTTTCGCTCTGCTTGCCCAGTTGGTCGAGCGGCACGAGGTTGGATTGAACGGTGAGGATGTCGTCGCCTGGCTTGGAAGGCAGGTTCTCTTTGCGCCGCACTTCGCCGCGGGTCATGTTCCCGTTCTGGGTCATGGTTGCGTAGTAAGCGGCGCGCCCTGCGCTGTCGGCGCGCAGGAATGCCTCGAGCGAGTACTCGGCGTAATAGGTGATGCGGTCCACGGCGGTAAGCAGCTTCTTCTCGACGCACTGCTCGATGGGCGCGGTGTAGCTCATGATGCAGTAGGTGAGGAACGCCAGCTGCTGCTGCTCCAGGCCAGTGCCCCAGTTGCTGCCCTTGTCGGTCTTCATGACCATCCAGGCCGGCACGCCGAACCACCGGCAAATTTCCTCGACGCTGTGCCCGCGGGATTCAAGCAGCTGCGCGTCGGCGGGGTTGATACCGATCGCCTCTGGCGTGATGCCGTATTCAAGAACCGGCGACTTGCCGGCGTTCATGGCACCGCTGATGGTCTTCGCGTACTCGCGGAAGTCGGTCCGCTGCTCTGGATTCAACACCCGGTCCATCTTGAACGCTACGGTGGGCATCATGCCGTTCTTGAACGTGCTGTTTGCCGCGTCATCCGCCGACATCGCCGAGCCGAAGACGTCGGCGCCATAGCGGATGGCGGAAAGGCCCATCTTGCCGTCCAGGGTGAAGGCCGGAATGTGCAGCATGTCCTTGCGCAGAATCTCGCGGCGCGGGCCCTTCTTGGGCGAGTACCAGTAGCGCAGCCGGCCGTTATCGTCCGTTTCGGGCTTCACGCGGCCAGGCAGCAGGAAGTCGATGGCGATCACGCGGCCGGCTGAGCGGTGAATTTCGCAGTAGGCGTTGCCCCACAGCAGCATCGAGGCAACGACAGCCTGCCAGAAGTGAAAGGCTGTCGTGTCTTCGTTGGGGCTGGTGTGCACCACGTCGTAGAGCGGGAAGTCCCGCGCTGTCTCGCGGCTGCCATCAGCCTTGCGGCGGTAGATGTTGAGCGGCAGACCCGCAACGGACATCGAGATGATGCGCACGCAGGCCCACACGGTGGACAGGCGCATGGCGTTGTCGACGTTCACGGTCTTGCCGGAGCTGGACTGACTACCGAAATAGCTGCTCCAGAACCCGCCGTCACTCAGACGAATCGGTTTGCCGACCCACTCGGTGAGGCTGGCGGCCGGCCGCTGCGCCGAGGTGACCAGCGCCTGCATGAGGCTTTTACCCATTGGTCATACCCCGGCGGATGAAGCCTGCAATGCAGAACAACGAGCTGGCCCCGGAGATCAGCGCCCAGCCGGTACCGGCCAGCAGCCAGACGCCCGCGCACAGCAATGCGAAACCGGCCAGGCTGACCAGCAGGAATGCAAGGAAGGCGTTCATGTGATGATGGGATTCCGTATGGCGTCGAACCAGTCGTCGTCGGTGTTGGGGGTTGTGGCCTGGGCGAGCACGCGGCCCACCGCCATGATTAGTGCCACGGCACCGTCGATCTTGTTGTCGTTGCCTTGCTTGATCGGCCGCACGATGTCGTCGTTGCCCGGCAGGTTCTTGCCGATCACATTGCCCATGCACCAGGTCATGATGGGGTTGCCGTCGTGGTGGAAGCGGCCACTCAAAATGGCGGCTTCAAGCTCCTTCATGGGCGTGGACATGTTGGTGTAGTTCTGGGTGATGACGACGGGCGTAAGGCCTTCGTCTTCGAGCTCGTGCGACAGGCCGGTGGCACCGTGCGGGTCGATTGGGCATTCCTTCACGGCGCACTTGCGGCCTGCGTCCTTGGCCTCTTCCAAGATCTCGCGGTAGTCCACCTCGGCGCCTGCTGTCTCGATCAGGTCGCCGGTGTTTACCCAAGCCTGGAAACGCTCGGACATCCGCTGGTTGTCGACGCTGCGCACCGTGTCTTCTGGCACCCAGAAGCACGGGGCCACGCAGTAGTAGTGGATGCGGTCGTCGATGACACGCCAGAACAGGCGCGCCATGCTGTTCATGTCGAGCTTGCGGGCCAGGTCGAAGCCCAGCACGCAGTCCTGCCCCTCAAACTGCTCCAGGGTCAGGCTGGCGTCGGCACTGTTGCGCCAGGCTTCCATGTTGTAGAAGCCCGCCTTCGCCGATACCCAAATGTTGAGGTGCTTGGTCTTGAAGGTGTTGGTGAACCGCGCGGTGCGGATGGCGCGCTGCTGCTGGCTTTCCAGGTACTCGCGAAACACCGAGATGCCGAAGTTCGGGTTGGCCTTGGCCAGCACTTTGGGGTCGGTCCAGTCGTCGCCTTCGTCGATGGTCCAGATCCAGCCGAACAGCTCTTCGTCCGGCACGTCGCCGGCGAGCATCTCGATCACCTGGCGTCGCAGGTCGTAGCACGGGCCTTCGATGTCAGAACCGGCGGTTGTGATCACGAACATCAGCGGCTGCCGGCGGGCGCCCATGCCGGTGAGCATGGTTTCGTACAGCGCGGCGCTCTGGTGCTCGTGGTATTCGTCGACGATCGCGCAACTCGGCGAGGCGCCGTCACCAGGGTTGCCGATCAGCGGCTCGAAGCGGCTGCCGTCCAGCGGGCGGTTCATGTTCGAGGCGTTGACCTCGATGCCGGCGGCTTCCATCAGCATGGGCGAGCGTTTGACCATCAGTCGCGCAGGGCGGAACACCTCCCAGGCCTGCTTCTCGGTGGTGGCGCCGGCGTAGACCTCGGCGCCGAACTCGTCGTCCGAGGTGAACATGCCGATCCCCACGCCGGCGGCGACCACGCTCTTGCCGTTCTTCCTGGGCACTTCCCAGTAGCTGACGCGGAAGCGGCGAAAGCCCGTGTGCTTGCGCACCCAGCCAAACGTCATGGCGAAGCCGAACAATTGCCAGGGCTCAAGAGTGACCAGCTGCCGCTTGAACGCCCACTCACCCTTGGTATGCGGGAGCATCTGCATCAGCCGCAGCTTCTTCTCGGCCTTGGCCGGGTCGAAGCGGTACGGGAACCTGGCGCCCCGGCTCTTGGCCAGGTCGCAGAAATGCCGCTCAACTGCTTCGCGCACGTACTTGCAGCACGGCACCTTGCCGGCAATGACACGCTTCCCCCAACGAATCGCGGATTCGACGTTGGGGTACTTCGTTGCCATGTGAGCCTGCGGTCAGACGAGATCTGCGAATGGGTTGTTGGCTTTCGCCTTCTTGCCGCCGATCAGACGGGAACGGCTCGACGGATCGAGGCCGAGCATCGCGCCGAACGTCACCATCTGCGACATGGCCTCCTTGGCAGCAGTCAGCGCCGGATTCTTCATGGGGCTGCCCATCGCAGACTCGACAATCGGACCGTGCTGAACGACCAGTTCCTGGGCGGAACGCCAGTTGGCATAAGCCGTACAGAACGCCTCGACGTTGTGCAGATCAGTGATGCACACGATGTGCTGCGCGAGCAGCTCGGGAACGACGGTTTGCCACATCTGGATGGCCAGCGGCTGCATCCATTCGGGCGGATCAACGTGCGTTATCTCGGTGAATTTGGGCTCAGTTTTATTGAGCGCCCGCTTACCAGGATTGCCCGCCAGAGCCTTCTTGGCCGTGGGTTTCGGGCGCCGGCCGGATCGCCCTGCAACACCAGGCATGGGCCGAACTCCTGAATTTCATTTTTCGCGGGTATGAAAATTTGGCTCCCCCCGTCGTTCGGGCGGTCTGCAGCGGCAAGGTTTCGACCCGCCCCACCAATGGTAATGATTCTCATTAACTGATTTATCGAAGAAATTCCTCGACTCGTACGTCTACGGCCGGCTGCCGAGCAAACCCACGCGCTCACCGATGCTGTTGTGGCATGGCCTGCACAGGGCGCGGAGGTTGTCCCAGTCCAGTGCCAGTTCGGGATGTGTCTTGTAGGGCTTGATGTGGTCAGTCAGGTCGCTAGCGGCGTTGTCGCAGTGTTCGCAAACAGGATGCTTCTTGCGGTAGTAGATGCTGAGCCGACGCCAGCGCTCAGCCTTGTAGAACCCATCAGATTCATCACGCCGCTCGTTGTAGCGCTTGTGAACGGTGCGCTTCGCTATCTGTTGCTTCTCGGCTGCTAGCGGCGCGTGGCGAGGACAGTAGTAGTCGCCACGCACGAGCGTGCTGCAGCCAGCCCAGGCGCAGGGCTTGAGTGGACGGACCGGCATAGATCAACGCTCCCCGGGCAATGAACTGCCCTCAGCCGCCTTGCTGGCCGCCTGGCTTGCTGTCTCTGCTGCTTGCGCCGCGGTCTTCGCCGCCTCGCTGGTCGTCTCTACCAGCGTCTCCAGCTTCTTATCCTTGCGCCCGAGAGCATCATCGTAGGCCTGCCGAATATCGGCGAGCTGCGCAGTCATAAGCCGCTGTGCGCTGTACATGCCCAGCTGGTAGCCGATGGTCACGCCACTGATCACGAACAGACCAGCCAGCAACCACACCTCGGCACGACGCCACCAATGCTTGGCGCGCTTCGTTACGGGTATCTCGCTCATCACTTCGCCTCAAGGGCAGATCTCAATCGCGCTACTTCTTCGGTCAGACGGACGATCTGCTTGTCCTGTTGCTCGAGCTGCGCGTTCATGGCCTTCATGGCACCAGTGAGCTCGCCAACCTGGCGATACATGTCGTTCCGCTCTTTGCTCACCACCTCGTTAGCTGCTCGGAGCTTCTCGTTCTCGACGAGCATCCGTTCCAGCATGTCCTTCTCGGCGCGGTCATTGGCGATCGATGCGCCACTGCTGGAGAAAGCCTTGCGCAGCCATGTGAATGCCCACATAAGACCGATCCCCCCGGCTGTGAACCAGCCGAAAGGATTGCCGTCTGTGGGATCCATGGGGGCGCTCAATAGGTAGAAACGAAAAAGCCCCGCTCAATGGCGGGGCTTCTGAATACTAATCCTACACACGCAAGATCGGCAGGATGGGTAAATATTCGGCCATACGGCCATGCCCTGTCAAGCAGCTGATCGAGCCAATACGCCTTCTTGCTCGAGGACCTGTTCAGCTGCTGCTAATGCATCAGTAACCATGTCCTCCAGAACTTGACCAACACCCTGCCTCCAGCGCCTACGGGTACGCTCTGGATTCGCGTCAGGATCCCATCGATTGAAGTCATAGAACTCGGGCGGCAGAACGATCATGTCAGCAGAGCGCTTTCCATCGAGGCCCTTCAATTGCGGGATTGCCCAGGCCGTCACTGCGCTGGTAACGAACAATCTCGGGGCGTGTGAAGCCACCACCGGCACCAACGCACTGATGGCCTGCACCTTACGCCCCTTGTGCGTGCTGAACTTCGCCACCAGCGCGTTCCAGTGCCTGGGGATTAGTTGGCTGTGCAGCCGGGCGAACACCCAGCAGTCGGCCTGCATGCGATCCGAGCCGGACACGCCCGACCCAACCCGCACCGTGTCCAAGTCAATCAGCTTCTGCCATGCCTGCTTACTCGTGTTGTCGATGCATTCAGCGGCCAACGCCGATACCACTGCACTTTGAACGCTTGGATAGATCATCGCCCCTCCCCCACTTGAACCATCACCACAGTCGGTGCGCTCGCCAGATACGCCTCGATCACCTTGATCGCCTCATCCAGGCCGCGGCACACCGCCGCCTTGTAGCCCTGCTGCGCAACGTCATGCAGGAAGTCGCGCTGCGACTGGCTCACCACCGCGCTATGCGGCGCCGATGCCTTGAACTCGATGTACAAGCCGAAGAACCCGGCGCGAGCCATCGGCAGCACGATGTCGCTTACCCCAGCCTTAACGCCCTGCGCTTTCAGCTTGGCGGCCACCGCCTTCACACGGTGCCCACCGTTGGGTACGTGATACGCCAGGCCGGCGGCAACCGGATGGCGAACCTGCAGCCAGCGGAACAGTGCGGCCTGTTCCATGCCCTCGTAGTCCACGGCCGGCCGGCGGGTGCTGGGCTTCGCCAGTTGCCACTTCTTGATCGGTTGCGCCACGGTCAATCCCCCGAGAGATGCGAGCCACCAGGGCCGCGCGTGTTGGTTTGCTGGTACTGCTCGCCATCACTGGCGATGACTTTGCGGGCTGGGCGTGGTGCCCGGCGCTCGGCAGCGGTCAATTCTTGGCGCAGATAGGCGATCGCATCTTCGTGGTTCATCGCCTCACCGCTCGCCAGCACCACGCCGACGCCATTGCAGGCCACGCAGATTCCGCTATGGAAGACGCCAGACCAATGACCCGAGCCTTTGCATATCTCGCAGCGGCCGTGCTGCTGTGTGGCAGTCACGCGCATGGCTCGGCCTCGCGCTGCTTCTGCTGCTCAGGCTCGAAGTCGCCGCGGAGCGGCATCAGTGAATGTTCTCCGTACGCAGCATTCAGTGGCACGAGCTGATGCGCGCAGATCCACCCCGGTAGGCGCGCAATATGATCTCGGACTGGACCGCGAATGATGTCGCCTCGGCTGAAGTACTCAAGCAGCTCAACAACGCTACCAGCCATGACCGGCGGGAGGTCGATCAGAGTGATCGCCAGGTCACCAACCTTGAACTGATTACGCATTTTTCACCCTCCCCCCATAGAAGCGCTTGAAACGGCGGCAATGCCCGCCAGCTCTGGTGCTGCGTTGTTTTGCAGAAGTGCAGGAACAGCTACTTTTTGGCCGTGTGCATTGGCAAAACCGCACTCATCGAGGCGGGCATGCCAGCGTTCCAGCGCATCACGCCGGCGGGCCATGTCGTCCTTGGTCAGGTAGGTTTCGGCGGTCACGCCGAGCGAGTGGTTGATCAGCCGCTCGGCCACCATGTAGTCGATGCCGATGTCCGCCAGGCTGTCGCGCATCAGCTTGCGCAGGTCATGGCTGGTCCAAGCGCGGCCGCTGATCCCGCGGATCAACTTGTGGGCGCTGGTCTCTGCCAACCGGTTGCCACCACGCACCGCGAACACGAAAGCCGAACGTAGCCGTTGCTCAGGCAGAGCCTCGCGATAGCGCATGAGCAAGCCAACGACCTGCGGCGTCAGCGGCAGCATATGCTCACGGCTCGACTTCTGGTCAGCGGAGCTGATGAACCAGATGCGCTCATCCAGTGACACTCGGGACCAGCGCGCTGACAAGGTCTCCCCGATACGCGTCCCGTGAGCCAGCATCAGCAGCGGCAACATGCCCTTGGCGGGATCATCGTTGAAAACCGCCACCAGGTGCCGCACCAACGCTCGCAGGTCGATGCGCGACAACGCCGCTGGCTTCGGCTTAAGCTTGCCCTTGTAGAAATTGCGGAAGGTGATCGATGCCATCGGGTTGGCCGCAATGCGGTTCATCTCCTCGGCCATGGCGAACGCCTGGCGCAGGCCCTGGATAGCCTTCTGGATCGTACGCGGCGCCATTTCAGCCTGCTGCATAGGCCATACCAGCTTATTGTCCATCACCACGCGATCCAGCTTCGCGATCATCACCTTTCCAAGCCTTGGCAGAACCTGAACCCGCATCGCCGAGGCCATAGTGCTGCGGTACTTCTCGCTGCGCGTGCGGTCACCCTCAATGCGCGACAGCCACCACTCGACCACATCGCCAAGGGTGCGGAAGCCTGGTTTCTTGGCCATCAGCGGGCCTCCTGCTCGTCGCGCATCGCCCGGATTTGCGCTTGCAGCGCATGGATCTGGCCGATCAGCGCCTTGGCCATCTCGATGTCGTCGCCGAACATGTACATCACCGTGTCGTAGAACCTTTCACGACTCCCGTCACGCCAGGGCCGAACTAGCCCGCCAAGCCCACACAGCTCAAACTCCTGGCAAGCCTCAGCTAAATCCAGCAGATCCTCGATTGTTGGGCTGGCCATCAACGAACTCCTCTGGCGGGACGGGCCGCCTCAATGGCTGCGGCCGCGCCGGCGGCGGTCAGGCAGTAAGCGAATGGCACCTGCTGATTCGGCCTGATCACAGCCACGCGGGCATGCTGGTAACGGCAGCCGAAAAGCACGTAGCCGTCAGGCGTGATCCAGCAGTTCTGACGGTTTGGGACGGCGCGAACGCGCAGGAGGTCAGCCATTGCCCACCTCGCCATCGGCAATGGTGAAATGCTTGGGCGCCTTGCCTGCATGCACGCCCTGAACTCGGGCAACGTGATCGGGCAGTTGATTGATCAAGGCACGATGGCCACCGGGGAACTGGCGGTCATCGGTGAGTGTCCCCGCGGCCTGGGCGTCGACGATGATCGCCAAGCAAGCCAGCGCGTGCGCCAGGTGAGGCAGCCCACTATCCGGATCCGCCTCCTCCCCCTCGAACCAAGCCGCCAGGTGGCGGTTCGCAGCATCGAAGTAGATCGACGCACGCACGCCTGCAGCTCTCCAGTTGGCCCGGCCATATTTCGAGGCCCCATCCAGTAGCCCCAGGCAACCCATCGCACTGGCGGTGGTCGGCCACAGGTGCAGCGGCAACTTCTTCGAGCCAATCGCATCTTTCGGATTCGTATCTTTCGTCTCGCTCATCGCCTAGCCCCCATAGCCCGCTTCAACCCACCGTCCTGCAGCACCAGCCGGTAATCGTTCCCGCGCTGCACCCTGATCACCCGCCTGCCCATCTGCTCCACCCGAAAGCCCACCAGCAGCAACTGCTGCAGGGCCTGGGCCTGGGCGGCGGTCATGCCACACCTCGCCGCGCGCTGTTCCAGTCGAACACCACCACCACGCCGTCACCCTCGCGAAGCCGGTCCACCACGCGGTCTCCGAGCGCACCGGCCAAGGCCTGAGCGAACAGGTTCGAAATCACGATGGTGGGCTTCATCTCCTCGTACCGCGCGTTGATCACCTCGAACATCACCATCCGCTCGAAATCCGTGCCGTAACTCGCCCCCACCTCGTCGAGAATCAGCAGATCCGGCGTGCGGAACACCTCCAGCGCCTCGCGCTCGCTCTGCGCAGCCTCCTTGCCGTAGCTCGCCTTCACCTGCTGGCATACCCGCGCAACCGTCGTGTACAGCACGGTGCGCCGGTGCTGCTCAACCACCGCCGAACCGATCGCCACCGCTAGGTGCGTCTTGCCGTTGCCAACGTGGCCCAGCAGCATCAAGCAGCGGCCGTGCGCCGCGTTGTCGGGGAAATTGTTCGCGTAATCCACGCACAGCTGCAGCGCCACCTGCTGGCGGTCAGTGCTGGCCCGGTAGTTCGCGAACGTCTTGTCCTTGAACCGCGGTGGTATCAGCGCCTGCCCCAACTGCCGCTCCAGACGCGCCGCCACCGCCAAACGCTGCTGCTCGCCACGCTCCACCGCCTCAGCCTGGGCCTGATCGATGCGCGAACACTCAGGGCACCCCGAGAGCGCACCGTCACGCAGCACACTGGCGATGTAATCACCATGGGTCGGGCACTTAGCCGGCGCCGTGCCGGTGATGCCTGCCGATTGCTTCAGGCGCGCCAAACTCGCGCCCAGGGATTCAGATCCTGTACGAGCCATCGGTTCTGGCCTCCAGTCCGGCATGTGGGTCTTGGTTAGCCAGGTCGGTGTGCTGGCTGCTTCGCCCAGGGCGGGCGGTTGGCGCGGCAGCGGCACGAACGCCACTGCGCTTGATTGAAGCCACCAGCTCACGGCACCAGCCGGCCTGGTTGTGCGCCGTGTCGCGGGTCAGCCAGTACGAAACGAATTCCTTGGTCGCTTCCGGCGTCACCTGGTCGGCAGTGATGCCGATCAGCTTCAGGTGCGTGGCCAGGCTCACCTCGTCCGGTGCCCAACCCTCGAACATCTCGAACCGCTGCCGGGCCTCGATGTTCGCAATCGCGGTGGGCGCCTGTTGTTGTTCTTTATCTCTTCTCTTCTCTTCTCTAGGTAACGCATTCGCTAACGGTGGGGTAACGCTGGCAGCGTTACTTTTACCGTTACCTTTTTTGTGGCTTGCCACGCGAAGTGCCGTGAGAGAGCGATTCTTAGCGGTCTTGCCGTTGTGGCGGTCGAAATTCGGGATGCTGATCTCCCCGTCCGCCTCGATCAGCCAACCCACCGAAATCATGTGATTGCAGAAACCGCTAACGCCAACCAAACGGTCAAGTAACTTTTTGGTAACGCTCGGAGCGTTACCTGCTTCCGTCTGCTGGTCGAACCAACCCCACACCCGCAGCAGCTTTCCCACTACGGCATCGAGGTCGATATCCGCCACGTCCGCAATCTGGCAAACCTCGGGCTTGTCCAGGGTCGCCAACTCAAACTTGATCCAGTCACCGGCCATGGCAATCACCACGTGCCACGAAACACGCAACGCCAAAACGTGGCGCGCCACATCCTGTCTTGCGGGGGAAAAGGGAAATGCCCATAATCAGGCCTCTGTTGTAGTGCTTCATGGAGCCCGGTCTAGCCACCGGGCTTTTTATTGCCCGCGATCCGGGCACTGTATAAATACCCATCCCTTCCAGCCGTCTGCCTCCCTGGGCGGCGCGTCGGTAGGATGTGAATCGTGGTCAGGCGGCCGGCTTCTCCACGGCGCCCTCTTCCGGGTACAGATCGGGCCGCAGCTCATGGCGAGAAATGCCGGAGGCAGACTCGATGGCCAGCACCCGCTCAGCCGGAATGCGCCCCTTGGCGCACATCTGCTGAACGAATTGAGGTGAGCAGCCAATCGCCCGCGCCAATGCGGATTGCGAGCCGACGGCCTGTGCGGCTTTAGTCGCAGCGTTCTGCGTCATGGTTGTGATCTCGCTGGTTTAACTACCCCGCAAAGCTACAGCCGAAAATTGTAATTTACAAGCGAGAATTGCAATGCCAGCTACAACCGTTAGTTGTATCGTTGCGCGCATGGAAACCATCGCAAGCCGCATCACGGCAGCCAGAGAGAAACTGGGGATCAACCAATCCGAGCTGGGCAGACTGCTGGGCGTCCGCCCGCAGTCCGTGCAAGCGTGGGAGTCGGGCAAGAACATCCCCAGGCACAAGCGCCTGGTCGAGATCGCTCATGCGCTGGGCATCAACCCCTCGTCGCTAATTGATCTTTCAGATGAAGAGGACCCGCTCGACGCTGCCGAAGAAGCTGACGACAGCTCCATCACCAGCCGCATCACCAAGCTGGTGATCAACCGGCGGCCGGGCATCGGTACCCGTGGCGTGAAGCGCGATATCGCCACCACCTGTGGAATCAGTTACGAAGCGGTGCGCCAGTGGTTTGCCGGCGATACCGGCAACATCAAGAACGAGAACCTGGCAGCGCTTGCTGAGGGGTACGACACCACCGTCGACTGGCTGCTATCGGGAAAGGGTGAGCCGCCACGCCGTAAACAGGCCTCCGGGGCTGCGGAGAAGGTGCTGCAGATGCTTCAGGGCAAGAACCTGCGACCGGATCAGCTCGAGCGCTTGGAGAAGTCAGTTACCGATACCCTGAACGACAGCTACCCGACCTCGGCGCCTGCTGAAAACGTGATCGTGGCCGACTTCACGCGGCGCCCCATCGTCGGCGACGAGATCCGCATTGCCCACTACGACGTCCAGGGCGCCATGGGAGGCGGCAAGGTGGTTCACGACTTCCCTGAGATGTTCCGCGACGTGACCGTCAGCCAGCAGCACTTGCGCGAGTTGGGCGTCACGTACAAAGACCCATCACACCTGAAGCTGATCACCGGCGACGGCCAGTCCATGGAACCGACTATTCAGGACAAAGACCCGCTGATCGCGGACGCCAGCATTCGCGAATTTGTCGGTGATGGCATCTATGCCTTCACTTGGCACGGCCATTTCTACATCAAGCGGCTGCAGGTCAAGGACAGCGATCACTTCAAGATGATCTCGGACAACAAGCACCACGACACAGAGATCATCCGCATCGACGAGACCTTCATTCAGGCCAGGATTCTGCTGGTATGGAACGCCAAAAAGCTTTGATCTGCCGCGCGGCGGCAGTATCGCCACCCAATAAAAATGGACTACCGGGAAAGGACGACTAGATGGTTAGCGAAGCAGACAAGGAATCTCAAATTTACGAAGTGCTGATCGAGCACTCGGTGAAGTACACCAACAAGCTGCCTCTTTCTGTCCAGGACGTAATACAATCCCTGGCAGCACTTGAAAAGGTTTCGGTTCATTTTCTTCCGCAAGCACTCTCAGAGCTTACCGGCGCGGGCGTAATGTCGGCGGAATTGCTTGTAGAAGGCTTCCAACAGGGCTCCTTCATTGAAGACACGATTGTTCGTTTAGTCTTCAAGGACAAGGAGAACATGGACAAATTCATAGACAAGGTGCGGGAGAAAGGAGTCCATGCGTATCGAAAACTTCCTGGCAATGGTAAGCCGGTTTTGAAAGCGATTGCTGTCTCTTCAGTAATTGGAGCGCTAGTTGCTACAGGTGCAATATTTGCGATCAATAGCACCCAGAAACAAGCCGCGCCTGCATTAAACCTTAATATTTCCGATAGTACTTTCGTAGTTATTGGTGCTGAGTCATATTCAATGTCTCCCGAGAAGTTTGCGGAGGTTATTGAAAAGGTCGGCGCGACGGACAAAAAGAAACTTGCACAAGCGGCTGTCAAGATAATCGCCCCCGCCAAGAAAGAGGAAGGCGCCACAGTAGCTATGACTCAGGAAGGAAACCTTGCGCTTCCGCCCGAAACAGTCAAAGCAACGCCCGACTCTGTTGATTTCGACCCTTTTGAAATTGATCAGCCGCACCCAGATGCTGACGTTGAGATACGAGCTACCGATCTCGACTCATCAAGTAGAGGTTGGGCGGCTATCATCCGGGGTGTAGTTGATCGAAGAGTGAAGCTCATACTTGAGCCAGGCGTAGACCCACAGGATGTTGCTGGTAAGTTCAAACTGCGCGCCGACGTCCTAGTTAAATTTCGGATGTCTTCTAAAACAAATAAGATGGAGCCTATATCGATAACCATCCAGAAGGTCATTGAAGACTAGACCTTGCTCAAAAGAAGCCCGGCACCCACCGGGCTTTTTCATTCCCCTTGCACTTCCCCTCTCCGCCGCCGGTCTACCGATCACCCCAACTCAGGAGCTGATCATGTGCGGCCGCTTCGTCCAATCGTTATCCCCTGCCGAATACGCCCAGAGCCTGAACCTCGACCTATTCGATAGCACGCCCATTGGTCGCTACAACGTGGCGCCCACCACCGGGGTGCATGTCATCCACCAAGTGGGCGATCGCTACCGGGATTCGGTTATCCCCTGGGGCTGGAAGCCGCAATGGGCAACGGGTGGCCGGCCCGGCCCGATCAACGCCCGCCTTGAAACGGTCGCCACCAAGCCCTTCTTCCGGCCGATCTGGAAGAGCGGCCGCTGCCTAGTCGGTGCCGATGGCTGGTACGAATGGAAGACGGACCCGGACGACAAGAAACGCAAGCAGCCCTACTTCATCTGCCTCAAGTCAGGCGACCCGCTGCTGTTCGCGTGCATCGGCCAACTGCCCCACGGCGACGAGGAGCCAGGCGCCAGTGACGGCTTCGTGATCCTCACCGGCGCCGCCGATGCCGGCCTGGTCGACGTGCACGACCGCAAGCCGCTGGTGCTCTCGCCGGACTTTGCCCTGAGCTGGCTATCCAGCGACACCTCGGCAGACGATGCCCTGCACATCGCCGAGCATCAGGAGCTGCCCGCCGAGGCCTTCGAGTGGTACCCAGTCAGCCGGGACGTTGGTAACGTGCGCAATAAGGGCCCGCATCTAATAGAGCCCATCGACGATCCTCTGCTATGACTGCACTCGCAGCAGCTGATCGAGCCGCGTCGTGTAGCTCTGGCTCATCAGATCCCGCCGCATGCCCCATTCCGGCGTTGCCGGCACGCCGGCCGGGCGCAGCGTGCCGCGGCCCCATCGAGCGTTGATGCTGTCCAGCACACCCATCACCCGCTCCGTCGCGGCCGGCTGAACAGGCGCGAACAGGTCGTCGGTGTACTCGCCACGCCGCCGCAGGTCCAGCAGCAGAATCTCCGCCTTGCTGAAGGCGAAGCCTGGCCGATAGAGGGCTTCCAGCCCCTGCACCGCGGCCTTGGTTATCAGCCGCGTGTCGTCCGTCGGGTACGGCAGCTCCATCACCTCGCCGCGGGCAAACTTCGGCTCGTCAGGGTTGAACATGCCGGTGCGGATGCTCACCCGCACGCGCTTGCAGCTGGAGCCCTGGCTGCGCAACTTCTCGCAGGCCCGAGCGGCATAGGTGGCCACGGCCTCGCGGATCGGCGCCAGCTCCTTCAGCCGCTTGCCGAACATACGGCTGCAGCAGATCTCCTGCTTCGGCGCCGCCGCCTCTTCCAACTCCAGACACGAGGTGCCGCGCAGCTCGCGTGCTGTTTTCTCCACAACAACGCTGAACTTCGAGCGCAGTGTCCAGGCATCCGCCTGGGCCAGGTCCCAGGCCGTTTTTATGTTCATGGCCTGCAGGTGCTCGGTCATGCGCCGGCCGATCCCCCACACCTCGCTCACATCCACTGCGCGCAGCAGTTTGTCGCGTCGCTCCGGGTCGAGAATATCCACTACTCCGCCCGTCTGCCGCTGCCAACGCTTGGCCGCGTGGTTCGCCAGCTTGGCCAGCGTCTTGGTGCCGGCGATGCCTACGCCGGTCGGGATGCCCGTCAGCTTCAGCACCTGGGCGCGCAGCGTTCGCCCCAGCGCCTCCACCTGCCCGCGCGGTATGCCCGTGAATTCCGCAAAGGCCTCGTCGATGCTGTACACCTCGAGCGCCGGCACCAGGCCCTCGATCACCGTCATCACCCGCTGGCTCATGTCGCCATACAGCGCGTAGTTGGAGCTGAACGCCAGAATGCCGTGCTTCTCCAGCACGTCGCGGATCTGGAAGTAAGGCGCGCCCATCTTTACGAACGGCTTGGCGTCGGCGCTACGCGCGATCACGCAGCCGTCGTTATTGCTCAGCACCACGATGGGCGTGCGCAGCAGGTCAGGACGAAATACCCGCTCGCAGCTGGCGTAGAACGAATTGCAGTCGATCAGCGCGAATACCCGGTCAGCCATCGTCGTGGCACCTCACGCTGAAGCGCACCACGCCCCAGATCGCCAGCTCGTCGCCGTCCAGTACGTAGCGCGGCGCGTATTCCGGGTTCTCCGAACGCAGCACGATCTGGTTGTTCTCCCGGCAGAAGCGCTTTGCTATCGGTTCACCATTGAGGGCGGCGACCACGATATCCCTGGGTTTTGCCTCGGACGAGCGGTCCACTACCAACAGGTCACCGTCGAAGATGCCAGCGCCTTTCAAGCTCTCCCCGCACACACGCACCAGGTACGTGTGCGGCGCGCGAAGTTGGAACAGCTCGTCGAGCGAGATCTCCTGCTCCAGGTGATCCTGCGCCGGGCTGGGGAAGCCAGCCGGCACCTTGAACGAATACAGCGGCAGCTTGGCGCCCGGGGCGAATGCCCCACCAACCACTTTCACGCCATCGATAATTGCCATTTACACCAAACCTCGAAGCACGCGCCGTCAGAACGGAGCAGCCTCCTCATCAGCCGCAGCTGCACCGCCCTCTTCCCTGTCGAACACCGCGTCCATATCGCCTGGCTTCTCCCACTGCAGGATCACGGAGCCCTCGTCGTCGAAATCCATCTGCAGGCCGTCCGTCTCGGCCAGCAAATCCATGATCGTGCCCCAGGCCTCGTCGTTGTCCGTGTCCAGCCTGTGAATGCGCACTCGCCTGCCCAGCTGCGCAATAGGCGAATTGATCATCGCCGACACCCGCAACCCCAGTATCTCGGAGCCCGTCAGCGGCTCCTGCTCGGTTTTCAAAATCACGTTATGCGCTGCCATAGCCACCTCCCGAATAACTGTATGTACATACAGTATTTCACAACCACGAACGTGCTCAAGGGGTGCTCCTACAATTCTCGCTTGCATATGAATTACAATTTTCGCTTGCAGCATACAATTTTCAGTTGTAGATTAAATCCATCGCAGCGCAGAACACCGCGCCGCTGCCGCAAGGCACCGCTCTTTAAAAACCAGCGCCATGAACAGCTAGCCGGGCAACCGGCGAGGCAGCCCCGGCCATCACCTGTGGGGCGACAGAAAGTCAGGTGAGCAACAAACCGCAGCGCGCGCCAGCGACCGGCGTATTGCAGCAGAGCCAACAGAGGGGCCGAGCCGCAAACGAGGTGCAGACCGAACCGCGCGAATGACCTAGCCGCGCTGCGCAGCAACACCCGATTTCACTGGCTGGCCTTGGCAACAGGGCCAGACGGGAAATCAAACGAGGAAGCAGCCATGGGCTGGACAGAAGACTACATAGACCTTTGCCACTGCTGCGTGAGCGACCCAGCCACCCTCGCCAACATGAGGGACATAGTCATCCCTTCACTGCAGGACCTGGCGGAAAGATACCGTGCAGCCGCATCCGAGTGCCCAAGCGTTTTTCTGGACTGGCAGTACCTGGACAGCAAGGCAAATAGGCTTGAACTGGCAATAGCCAGCGGTCGGCTTCGCTGCCAGCGCCAGCCGGTTCAACAGCAACTCTTCTCTGCTTAACGCTTTCACTGGCTGGCCTTGGCGACAGGGCCAGACGGGAAATCACCCGACAAGGAACACGCCATGACCACCAAGAACATCGAACTACCCGCCATCGGCCAGCCCTTCCCCGGCCAAGGCGGCATCTACGCCGGCTTCATGCCAGCCCGCAACGGCGCCGAGGGCTACCACCTGATCCTGGGTGATGAACTGCCCGGCCGTTTCGAGTGGGGGCCTTACGACGACCTTGCCCAAGCCACAAGCCTGGTCGATGGCCTGGCCAACACCAAGGCGCTGCTGGCAGCAGATGGCACCTACCCAGCCGCGCAGGGCGCTGCAGCGCACACAGCCGAGGGCCGCGCCGATTTCTACCTGCCGGCAGCCGCCGAGCTGTACGAAATCTGGCTGAACCTCAACGGCAAGCTGGCTGGCTGGGTCTGGAGCAGCTCGCAGCGCTCCGCCGACAGCGCATTCTACGTGGGCTTCGATGATGGCAATCAGCACGACACCGGCAAGCTCTACGAGCTCCGCGTCCGCCCCGTCCGCAGATTCATTCAGTAATTCATTCATTGCCTTTCGCCCTCGCCAGAGGGCGCCGCAACCGCACCGGCAGATGCCAGGCCTGCGCTATTCACGCAGGGTCTGGTCACCCGCGCCTGGCATCTGACCAGTGCGGTTACCCACGCCAAGGAAGCACTATGCCGAACACCATCACCATCGCTGGCTGGAAAGGCTGGATCGATGCCGGCCTGCCGCGCCGTCAGCTTGAGGCCGTCATGCACGCCGCCAGCGACAAGACCGCCAAAGAGATTGCCCGCGAAATGGGCATCAGCCCCGACGGCGCTCGCCAGCGCCTGGACGAAGCCCGCTTCAAGCTCGGCATGCAGCGCACCACTCGCGGAACAGTGCTCGAAGCCTGGAAGCGCGGAATCATCGCCCCGCTCGCCATCGCCCTGCTGCTGGGCAGCAGCCACCTGCAACAAGTCCCAACCGTACGCCGGCCCGCCGTGCCGCGCACCTACCAACAAGCCCGCATCGCCCGCAAGGTGGACGAGCTGGCGTTCGTTGCCTGAGGCAAGGAGATCGTCATGAGTCAGGTAACTGCCTGCAGCGAGTTCGGCCAAGATAAACCCCAGATCCACCCCCTCCTGCGCGCCACCCACTACGTCCTCGACCTCGAAACCCTCGGCAAAGGCCCCAACGCTGCCATCGCCACCATCGGCTGCGTGCGCATCGAGAACGGCGTCATCGGCGACGGCCTCTACATCCGCGTCGACGTAGACAGCGCCATCGGCTTCGGCGGCGAAACCGACGCAAGCACTATCGACTTCTGGCTCAAGCAGAGCGAAGAAGCGCAGCGCGAGATCCACCAGGGTTTCAACCGCGTGAAAATCAACAACGCCCTCATCCAGCTGGCCGACTTCATCGACAGGCCCGCCGCCGTCTACGGCGAAAGCTACGTGTGGGGCAACGGCGCCACCTTCGACAACGTCATCATCAGCACCGCCTTCCAGCGCGCCCACGTGCCCAGGCCTTGGCAGAACCGGAACGACCGCGACCTGCGCACCATCACCGATCTCTACCCCGAGGCCAAGAAAAGCGTCCAGTTCGTTGGCCTAAAGCACCACGCCCTCGACGACGCCATGCACGAAGCCCGCATCCTCGTCGCCGCCCTCAAGCTGCACATCGCAAGGAGCCCAGCATGAACGCATTCCAGCGCGCCCGCGCCACCCTCGACGCCATCCCTGCTCTCCTGCGCCGCAGCGCCGAGGCCCGCAAGCAGACCCAGCAGCGCATCGCCATCAAGCCCCGCGCCACCCAGCTGATCGCCACCGGCAGCGGCATGGTGCGCGTCGTCGACGCCGACACCGGCCGCGTGCTCGGCTTCCGCGAAACCATCAAAGAAGCCCGCTGGCTGCAGCAGCAGCTCGAAGGCGCCCAACCCCTGGAGGCCTGACCATGATCGAAGCACCCAGCCTGCAGCCCCGCGCCGAACAAAGCGCCGAGCTCGCCGCCCTCATGGCCACCTACGAGCGCCAGCACGGCCCCGTGCAAACGCTGCCCATCGTCACCGCCGGCAACAAGCAGCTGCCCTTCGTCATCACCAGCCCCGGCAAGCCCAAGGCCAAACCCAGCCGCGCCCTGCGCCAGCAGGACCACAAGCGCGTCGAGCTGAACACCGCCAAGAAGCGCAAAGCCGCCGAGCGCCTGGCCATTCTGCAGCGCATGGCGCCCGCCGGCGCCAGCATCAACGAGATGTGCGACGCCACCGGCCTGAGCCCCAAGACCGTGATGGACCGCCTGCGCGACCACCGCATCAAGCGCGGGCCGAAGATGAATCTGGAGGCGTAAATGCCGATCACCGCCCCCGTTATCCGCTACCACGGTTCGAAGTTCCGGCTCGCGCCCTGGGTGATTGAGCACCTGCCTGAGCACACATGCTACGTCGAACCGTTCGGCGGCGCAGGCGGCGTTCTGATGCAGAAGCCTCGCGCATATGCAGAGGTGTACAACGACCTCGACGGCGACATCGTCAACCTCTTTCGCGTCCTGCAGGGAGAACAGTCTCGTGGCGAGCTGATCAAGGCCGTCACCTTTACCCCGTACGCCCGTGCTGAGTTCGAAATTGCCTGGGAGCCTGCCGCCGATCCGGTCGAGCGTGCACGCCGCACCATCATCCGCGCGCAGATGGGCTTCGGCTCAGCCGGCGCCACCAAGGGCAAGACCGGTTTCCGCATCGACACCAAGCGTGAATACGGAACAGCCCAGGCACTATGGGCGGAATACCCCGAGTCGATCGCAGAGATTGGCCAGAGGCTCAGCGGCGTGCTGATCGAGAATCGGCCAGCGATCGAGGTGATGCGCGCCCACGATGCCCGACAGACGCTGCACTACGTCGACCCGCCCTACATGCACGACACGCGATACCTGGGTGCCAAGCACGGTCGCTATTACCGACACGAGATGACTGACGAGCAGCACGCGGAACTGCTGGCCGCGCTGCTCGAGCTGGAAGGAATGGTGGTCATATCCGGCTACCCGTGCGAGTTGTACCACAGCATGCTTGCGGGGTGGGACCGGCGCGAAACATCAGCCCGTATCTCTGCCGGCCGAGGCGCCGCGACCAGAACCGAATGCATATGGCTGAGCCCGGCTTGCCGCGATCGGGATCAGCGCCAGGGCGACATGTTCGCCAAGGAGGCCTAATGCCCCAACCCCAACAAGCCCGCAGCGCCAAGACCGCCGCCAAGCGCAAAGAGTGGGACGAGAAAGAGCTGCGTCACCGCGTGCGGCCAGGAATCAACGCCAAGCTCGCCGAGCTCATGGCCTGGCACGGCATCACCGAACAGGCCGAAGCCGTGCAATTGCTCATCCTCAACGCCCACGCCCTAGGCCCCGAAGCATCCGCCACCGCCCTCGCCCTACCGCACCACGAAATCCAGCTATCGGAAAGCGTGGCGCGCGATTTCCGAAACCAATCCCTGGCAGAGGCCCGGCGTGACCCTGGCGACGAAATCGTCGCGCCAACCAACTGATCACCTGCAGGCGAATCCGGGGCCAGGAATGGCCAGGCCAGATGCGTGCTGGGAAGCGCCAGCCGCCTGCACCCTAAACACCACCGAGGAAACAGCATGAAACCTGAAATAGTCACCGTGAAGGTCGGCGAGATCAACATTAGTGCGCCATCACAGCTTGTTATCGCGGCCCTGATGGCCGCTGCCATGGGCAATGTCGAAGTACCAACCGTCAGTTCGCCTCAGGTAACCGCGCAAGCGCCGGGCATCGGCGAATACTGGCCTGACCAGGGCGGCTTCAACGCCGGGCTGATCGCAGCCACCAACGATGTCCCAGCGCACTACCTCGTCGTCGCCACCGAGGATATCGGCGACCACGCTTGGGGCGGGCGCGGCAAAGAGTCAGCCGCCACCAGCAAGCTGGACGGCCTGGCGAACACCGAGGTGCTGGTGAAGGCTGGCGAGCATGACGCGGCCAGCGCTGCAGCGAATCATGAGGCCGACGGCTTCAACGACTTCTACCTGCCGGCAGCCGGCGAGCTGTACCACTGCTGGCTGCACGTGGCCGAGCTGTTCAATAAGGACTGCGCTTACTGGTCAAGCTCGCAGCGCTCCGCCTACAGCGCATTCACCATGGGCTTCGATGATGGCAATCAGGACCTCAGCGGCGGCAAGGACGACGAGCTCCGCGTCCGCCCCGTCCGCAGATTCTTCATTTAATCCTTCATTCATTCGACCAAGGGGCGCATCAGCGCCTTTTTTGTTGCCTTCAGAAAGGAGCAGCACATGAAAGCAGTTCAGCAAGCGGCAACCCTCCCGGCAATCGGCCAGCCCTACGGCGGCGGTTTTGTAACCGGCATCACCCGTGACCCGGATACCGGCAAGCGCTACCTCAACATCACCGCCGGCGCCGAGCATGAGCTGGTCGGCGCCTGGGGTGAATATGGCCAGAAGGTCGACGGCGCCAGCAGCTTCACCGACAGCCGCGCCAACACCGAGGCGATGGCAGCAGCAGGCAGCGACCTCGCACAACGAGTCCTGGCACTGAGCATCGGCGGCTTCAATGACTGGGCCATACCGGCGCGCGACGTGCAGGAGCTGCAGTACCGCCACTTCAAGCCGACCGCCGAGGAAAACTGGCAGTACAACCGTTCCGGTGACAACCCGAACAGCGAGCCGGTCGGCCACCTGTACAGCGAAGAAGACCCAGCCCAGACGGTGCACGCGGGCTTTCGCGAAGATGAGGCAGAGGCCTTCCACGAGCGGGCGTACTGGTCGAGCTCGCAGCGCTCCGCCTACTACGCATTCAGCATGAACTTCGGTGATGGCGGTCAGGGCACCAACGGCAAGTACAACGAGCTCCGCGTCCGCCCCGTCCGCAGCGAATTAATTGATTAATTCGTTTATTTAATTCCGGCCGCTTGCGGCCGGCGCCTCAAGGAAGAAGCCGATGGCAATGCACACCGCCTTACCCATCCACAAAGTGGCCTTTGATCTGCTGAGCCTGTCGACCGACATCACGCGCAACATCCCGCGCGACCTGAAGGCAGGGCTCGGAGCCAAGGTTCGAGACGAATGCATCGAAGTCATGGTGCTGATCGCCCGGGCCAACGCGGCACGGGAGAAACGGCAGCACCTGGGCGAGATGGTCGAGCGTGTGCAGGTGATTGAGTTCCTGCTCCGGCTTTTCAAGGAGAAGCGCTTCATCAGCGTGCCCCAGCACGCGGCCGCCATCGAGCTGACAGCCTCCATAGGCAAACAGGCCAACGCCTGGAAACGCAGCACAGCATCCGCGCCCGCTTCCTGAAGGCCACGGCCTACAGGACTGTGCGACTTGAATCTGGTCGTGCCGCTGGCCCGTTGGCCACCGCCATGCGCAGCAGAGATACCGCCGGTCTAAAGCGGCCGCGTAGGTCTCGCGCAGTTACCAGGCTGAGCAATCGGCCTGGCGACGTAGATAGCACGATTGGTCGCAGCGCTCCGCCAACAACGCATTCAACATGAACTTCGATGATGGCAATCAGAACAACAACGACAAGAACAACGAGCTCCGCGTCCGCCCCGTCCGCAGATTCGAATGGTGCTCCCTACCCCTTCAGCGCCCTGGTACAGGCCTACTACGACTGCCGGCGCTCCAAGCGCAACAGCGCCAGCGCGCTGGCATTCGAGCAGCACCTGGAACGCAACCTCATGCAACTCCACCGCGACCTGCTCACTGGCCGATACCAGCCAGGCCGCTCAATCTGTTTCGTCGTCACCCGGCCAAAGGCGCGCGAAGTATGGGCCGCAGACTTCCGCGACCGCATCGTGCACCACCTGCTCTACAACCACATCGGTCCGGCCATCGAGCGCACCTTCATAGCCGACAGCTGCGCCTGCATCCCAGGGCGCGGCACGCTTTACGCAGGCAGGCGGCTCGAAGCGAAAGTGCGCAGCGCCAGCCAGAACTGGGCGGAACCCTGCTGGTACCTCAAGTGCGACCTGGCCAACTTCTTCGTGGCCATCGACAAGCACGTGCTCTGGCAGCAACTGGCACCGCGCATCACCGAACCCTGGTGGCGATCACTCGCCCACCAGGTGCTCATGCACGACCCGCGCGAGAACTACGAAACCCGAAGCCCGGCGCACCTCTTCAACAAGGTGCCCCAGCACAAGCGACTGGCCGTGCAGCCGGCGAGCAAGGGGCTGCCAATTGGCAACCTATCGTCGCAGTTCTTCGCCAACGTCTACCTCGATGCGCTCGACCAGTTCTGCAAGCACCAGCTCGGCGTGAGGCACTACATCCGCTACGTCGACGACTTCGTGCTGCTGCACGAATCCCCGCAACAGCTGAACGAATGGCTGCAGCAGATCAACGCCTTCCTACCCACGCTGGGAGCAAGGCTGAACCCCAAGAAGACGATCCTTCAGCCCGTAGACCGGGGTATCGACTTCGTCGGCCACGTCATCAAGCCCTGGCGCCGAACCACCCGCAAGCGATCGGTTGCCCAGGCCCTGAAACGCACAGCCCAGGCTCCAGCCGAGCAACTGCGCGAAACCGCCAATAGCTACTTCGGCCTGCTCACCCAGGCCAGCCATAGCCAGAAGGACCGGGCGGCGCTCGCCAACCTGGTGCTTAAACGCGGCCATGCCGTAAACGGCGCACTGACCAAGACCTACCCCAAGAAATAATCACCCACAGCCGCGCCGCATCCAGCCATGGAGGGCGCCCGCCGCCTGGAGAACGCCATGCGAGCACCCGTTAAATCCTGCTGGTACGTCTGCCTCCCCTGCGGCAAGCGCTTCCCCATGGTCGGCTCTAAATGCGACCACGACGAAGCGCTGGCCCACGCCCTGAGCATCTGGCCCCACTGCTGGGTTGAGTAGCCGCCCGAGAGAAACCCATGCCCGCCTACTACAACGAACACGACCCCTACGCCGCCCAGTGGCTGCGCAACCTCATCGCCGCCGGGCACATCGCGGCGGGCGATGTCGATGAACGCTCGATCGAGGATGTTCACCCTGATGACCTCAAGCCATATACCCAATGCCATTTCTTCGCCGGCGTCGGCGTCTGGTCTCTCGCCCTTCGCCGTGCCGGCTGGAGTGATGACCGACCTGTTTGGACGGGTTCCTGTCCGTGCCAACCTTTCTCCGCGGCAGGCCAAGGAGCTGGGTTTGATGACGAGCGCCATCTCTGGCCAGCTTTTGCCTGGCTCATCGGCGAGCGACAGCCTCCAGTCATCTTTGGAGAACAGGTTGCAAGCAAGGACGCAGGCCCTTGGCTCGACCTTGTACAAACTGACCTGGAAGCGATGGAGTACGCCCTCGGGGCCATCCCGTTTCCGGCTGCGGGCGTCGGTGCTCCGCACATCCGCGACCGACTCTACTGGGTGGCCGACGCCAACCGCCGCACTGGCAACCAAGGGCGTGAGAACCTTCGAGGGCGGGCTGCTGGAGGCGATGCGCAACCACGGCCCGGATCTGGCAGCGGCAGCGTGCTTGGCGGGCTGGACCACCCCGACAACACGGGACTGGAAGGACTCCGGCGCGGACATAAAGCCCCGGGAGGACGGATCGCAACGCTTCGATCAGTTACCGAGGCAGGCGAACTTGGCGGGCTGGCAGACGCCCACGGCGATCGACAGCCGCCGGGGCGATTACCAGTACGATCAGGGCGACAAGAGCAAGCCCCGGCCGTCGAACCAGGGCATGGCCAAGATGTGCGGCCCGGCCCGGTTAACGGCCTCTGGCGAGATGCTGACTGGCTCTTCTGCCGGGATGGCAAGTGGCGGCCAGTTGGACCCGGCACATTCCCGCTGGCTAATGGGGCTCCCTCCCGAGTGGGACGCCTGCGCGCCTACGGAAACGCCATCAATGCTGAAGCGGCGGCGCAATTCATAGCCGCCTACCTCGAGGCCACCCCATGAAACGCAAACCCAACAACACCCGCGCCCGCATGGAGCGGGCCATGCGCGGCCTGGTGCGCGTCAACCACGTGGCGGTGGTCGACATCTCCACCTGCGAGCGGCACGTCATGGTCAACCTGCGCACCGGGCGCCTCATCCCGCCCGGCGAAATCGGCCGGGCCGTGTGCGACGTCTCGCACCGCTGGTCACTGTTCATCGCCGCGCTCTGCGCAGAGCCAGGCGGCAACCGCTACATGAAGTTCGTGCTCATCACCACGCAAAGCAACTACATGGCCGAACACCTCACCGACCTCATCGAAGGCTACTACCAAGAGCTCGCCGCCAACTGCAACGCAAAACACCTGCTCGGCCCCGCATGGATCGCCGTGCCCAACGATGTCGAAATCGAAGAAGCCCAAGCCCACCAGCTATTCAAAGCCCTCGGCGCCTGGGCCGAACCGGCAGCTGCGTAGCTCCAGCTATTCCAAATAGCCACAGGCCCACCGGCATTCCTTGCCAGACGCACCCGCAGGCCTGCAGCCCTTCCAGTATCCCATGCCCAACATTGCCGCTGATGCGGCGAGGTGAACTATGACCGCACCACACCTGCAACACCTGGCAGCGCTGATCGCCAACGATGGCCACGCCGCAAGCTTCCATAGCCTGGGCCAGTACCGAAGCGCGCTGCTGAAAGAGATTGCCCAGACCAGCGCCACGCCTGAGCAGGAGCCGGTAGCAGGAGATCCGCCGGGAAGTTTTACCAAGCACATGGAATACATGGAGCGTTGCCGCCAGCAGCAAAAAACCATCGACGGCATGAATGCCGCACACTGGGAGGTAGTGCAAAAGCTCGAAGCCGCCACCCAGCGCGCCGATGCGGCTGAGCGGAAGCTGGGCGAGGTGGTGGAGTTGCTGCTGTTGATTAAGAAGCAGCCAGGTCTCAACGAAATACACCGTGCGCGCATCAATACCCTGCTATCCGCCAGCGCAGAGCCTTCCGGCTATTCAAAGATCGGTGATACCCGTATCAAACCTGATGGATCGGTATCCACTCTGGTGGATACTGGCGATGGTGATATTGGTACGGTAACAACAGGCTGCCCGCCTATTGCTTGCGTACTAGACAAGAAGAACGGCGTAATTAAGTCAGCAGAACAACCTACGCAGGAAGAGCTGGGCGAAGACGCTCGCGACCTACAGGCGCGGGATGATCAAGAGCGCGCTCTGTTCGAGCGCGAGGAGCGATACATGGTCATCAAGCTGAGCAAATTGGCCGATGACCAGGGCGACGATATGGATCGCCAAGAGCAGATCTATCGCCTAGCTCATTTCGGCAACGCCATGGTTGAGTGTGTGGTTGTCGAGTCCGATTGGCCGGAGTACCCAGCGGTCTGGCAGATGATCGAAGATCGGATGAAAGGCAAGCAGCCCGCCAGCGTGGCGGTGCCGGATGAGCTGCGAGCTGAGATCATGCGCGCGGATGGAGTGCTTGCCGCCCTCACGGCTTGCACAAGGCCGCTGGAAAGGCTTGAGCGAAACCATGGAGCCGACTGGTCGAAGGCGATAGACAGCATTCGCCGAGATCTGCTCAATGCACTCGCCGCCCACCGCGCCCAGGCGCAAGGCGGTGTTGCGTGACCAGAGTCACCTATTGCCGCGGTACCGGTCTGAAAGTAATCGACTGCACCTGCCTGCGCTGCACCCCCACCCGCTAAACCCTGAACCCAACCCCTCAATCAGGCTGCCGGCCCCGCCGGCGGTGAGGCCCCGTCATGCCCATGCACCTGATCTACATCGCCGGCCCGTACCGCGGTCCGGATCGGGCAGCCATTGCCCGCAACATCGCCAACGCCCGGGCCGTCGCCATCCACGCCGCCGAACAAGGCTGGTTCCCGGTATGCCCTCACCTCAACACCGCGCACATGGAAGAAGACCTGCCCTTCCCCGACGACTACTGGCTGGCCGGCACCATGCTGCTCATGGAGCAATGCGCCGCCGTCGTCCTGGTGCCCGGCTGGCAGAACAGCACCGGCACCCTCGCCGAAATCGCCCGCGCCAAGCAGCTCGGCATCCCCGTCTTCACCAACCACAAGGTGCTGTGCTTCGCCGACGAGTTCCGCGCGCCAGCCATACCCACTCCCCGGCCCGCGCCGGAATCGAGGTGATTATGCCCGCCGTCCAGCTCACGGAGCCGCTCGACAAGCTCTCCGAAAAACAGATGGCCGAGTATCTCGGCACCACGGCGCGCGCGCTCGAGGCGAAGCGCGCCCGCAAGCAGATCCCTGAGGGGGTCTGGAAGAAGATCGGCAGCCGCATTTTTTACAGCATCAAGAGGTACAACGAATGGCAAGAAAGCCTGTGGCACTGCCCACCGGAGTTGAAATTCGGAACGGCGCCATCCGCATCCGCTTCAGCTGGAAGCGTAAGCGCTGCTCAGAAACCCTCTCGTACCCCGCCACGCAAGCGGGCATCAACGCTGCATCCCGTCTACGCGATCAAGTAATCCAGCTGATCAAGCTCGGGCTGATGACTGAACAGAAGTACGCCGAGCTCTTCCCCAACTCCCCCAACGCGATCGCCAGCGTAAGCCGTGGCTTCGGTCAGTACGCCCAGGTGTGGCTTGACAGCCGCACGCTGGCCGAGGGCTCAAGGGACAACTACAAGTCGGTGCTGAACGTGTGGTGGATGCCCTACCTGGCCACCACACCGCTGACCAACCTGACACCGGCGCTGATGCGCGAACTCCTGGTTCAAATGCCGTGGACCAGCAATGCGGTAAAGGCCAACGCCATGACGAAGATCAGCACCATCCTCGACGGAGCCGTTGCCGATCAGCTGATAGCGGTTAACCCGATGCTGGAACTGGAAAAGCCAGGCCGGGAAAGCAAGAAGATCGATCCATTTTCCCAGGCCGAGGCGGACAAGATCATCGCGGCCTTCTACGCGGCCGACCACTGGCCATCGAGGATCTACGGCGCCTTCTTCGAATTCGCCTACTACACAGGCATGCGGCTCGGCGAAATTGCCGCATTGCGCTGGGAAGAGGTGGACACGCAAAAGCGCGTCGCCCTGGTCTGCCGGGTGGTGGCAAAGAAAAAGATCGTCGAACGCACCAAGACCAAGAAGGATCGCTACGTGCTGCTCAACGACCGGGCCATTCACGCGCTGGAATACGCCAAGGCCTACATCGCCAGGCGCTTGCGCGGGGATGGGCGGCTGGAGGAATTCCCCTACTGTTTCCCGCCCAGCAAGGGCCAGGTGTACGTCCATCAGACGAGTGACCTGCATCATCAGTGGCGCCCAACCCTGAAAGCGCTGGGTATTCGCTACCGTCCTCCGTACAATGCGCGCCACACTTACGCAACCATGTGCCTGATGGCGGGAATGGCCCCAGCCTTCATCGCCAAGCAATTGGGCAACTCGGTGCAGATTCTGCTTTCACGCTACGCACGCTGGATCGATGGCGAGGGTGACTGGGCAGAGATGAGCAAACTAAAACTTGCCCCAAATCTGCCCCAAGACTAAATCCACACATCTGAAATACGCGAGATAGAGCACTTTGATTTCCACCGCTAACATAACCATGCAGTTTGGCGCCAAGCCGCTGTTCGAGAACGTGTCCGTTAAGTTCAACAACGGCAACCGCTACGGCCTGATCGGCGCCAACGGATGTGGCAAGTCGACCTTCATGAAGATTCTCGGTGGCGATCTCGACCCTTCCGGTGGCCAGGTCATGCTCGAGCCGAACGTACGCCTGGGTAAGCTGCGCCAGGATCAGTTCGCGTACGAGCAATTCAACGTGATCGACACCGTGATCATGGGCCACGAGGAGCTGTGGAAGGTCAAAGCCGAGCGCGACCGCATCTATTCGCTGCCAGAAATGAGCGAAGAAGACGGCATGAAGGTCGGCGAGCTCGAAGGTGAGTTCGCCGAGATGGACGGCTACACCGCTGAGTCCCGCGCCGGCGAGCTGCTGCTCGGCCTGGGCATTCCGTTGGAGCAGCATTTCGGCCCCATGAGCGAAGTCGCTCCAGGCTGGAAACTGCGCGTGTTGCTGGCACAGGCACTGTTCTCCGATCCAGATGTGCTACTGCTCGACGAGCCAACCAACCACCTGGACATCAACACCATCCGCTGGCTGGAAACGATCCTCACGGCGCGTAACAGCACCATGATCATCATTTCCCACGACCGTCACTTCCTGAACTCGGTCTGCACCCACATGGCTGACCTGGATTACGGCGAGCTGCGCCTGTTCCCGGGCAACTACGACGAGTACATGACTGCCGCGACCCAGTCGCGCGAGCAGCTGCTGGCCGACAACGCCAAGAAGAAAGCGCAGATCTCCGAGCTGCAGAGCTTCGTCAGCCGCTTCTCGGCCAACGCCTCGAAAGCCAAGCAGGCCACTAGCCGCGCCAAGCAGATCGACAAGATCCAGCTGGCCGAGGTCAAGCCGTCGAGCCGCGTGAGCCCGTTCATTCGCTTCGAGCAGACCAAGAAGCTGCATCGCCAGGCCGTGACCATCGAGAAGCTCAGCAAGGCGTTCGATGACAAGGTGCTGTTCAAGAACTTCAGTTTCACCGTCGAAGCCGGCGAGCGCGTAGCGATCATCGGCCCCAACGGTATCGGCAAGACCACCCTGCTGCGCACCCTGGTCGGCGAACTGCAGCCCGATGCCGGCGCAGTGAAATGGACCGAGAGCGCCGAAGTCGGTTACTACGCCCAGGACCACGCCCACGATTTCGAAGACGACGTGACCCTGTTCGACTGGATGGGACAGTGGACCACCGGTGAGCAAGTGATTCGCGGCACCCTGGGCCGCATGCTGTTCTCCAACGACGAGATCCTCAAGTCGGTCAAGGTGATCTCCGGTGGTGAGCAAGGCCGCATGCTGTTCGGCAAGCTGATCCTGCAAAAGCCCAACGTGCTGGTGATGGACGAACCGACCAACCACCTGGACATGGAATCCATCGAAGCGCTCAACCTGGCGCTGGAGAACTACCCGGGCACGCTGATCTTCGTCAGCCATGACCGCGAGTTCGTCGGCTCCCTGGCCACGCGCATCATCGAGCTGTCGGACAACGGCGTGACCGACTTCAGCGGCACCTACGACGATTACCTGCGCAGCCAGGGCATCATCGTTTGA